ATGGTTATGGAGTTTATTTTGGTCTTTAAAGAAAGCACCAGCAGAGGAGCCACCACGACCAAAATCTATCATAATCGGTGTTCTAAAGGTAGTAGAACCGTCGCCTTGTGAAAAGAAACCAACGGAAGTCCCATTTTGAGTCAACATCTTTTGCCATTCAACCTCTGTAGTTAAAGGCATGTATTTTTGAACAAAATCCCACAATTCCGGATATTCTGATCTATTTAGAATTACACTTTTATCAAGCTTTAAATATCCAGGAGGTGCTGAGTTCCAGAGCTGCTGTTTAATGGTTCCCACTGGTGTAGTATCTGAAGATATTTGAATAGGTTGTTCTTCCCAAACAATATCATTATCTTGAATTGTTCTTGAACCTTCTACCCCTGTAGCCTCTGACCATGTAGGCTCAACGCCACCACTTATACCAGCGTTTTTAGATACTAATTTAGTATGCAATCCAAACGGATAAAGTAATACCGAATTTTTTGGATAAGTAGTATTCGGTTGCCAAGAAAATCTTTTTAAGAATTGTGAATGTTGTTGTAATGTATCTTCCCAACCATTAATATTTTCAGCCATTACAATATCATCAGATGTGTTATGCCATAAATGAGCGATGTAATCAGTAATTTGCATTATAATATTAGCCATTTGAAGTAACCTCCCGAATATTAATTCTGTGTTCAATCATTGTATCTGAAGCCACTGGAATATAAACAGCGTTATTTGATAAAATAAATCCTTCAGAGTCTAAAAATTTAATATTAGTAATTAATTTTATTTGTTCCCAATTTTCAATATTATACTGGATTCTTAAATACCCACCAGTAATAATTTTTTGAACGAATGTTGTTACCTTATAAGTATCATTGATTAGCACAGCTTGAATTGTTTCTGCTGTAAATTCTTTTAATTTATTAAGCATTAAAGGCGTCAAGGATTGTACCTCCTCTGATTTTAATTTAGCCAATTCTTGTACACTAATAATCGGTTTTTCACCGACTTTCCATTTACCACCTAAAATATAATTCCACCACCATTTTTGTTGATAAATTTCTTCTCCAACTTCGACTGTTGACGGAATTAAAGGTACATTAACAAAAACCATATTGGCTGGTCTTATTTTATGAATTAAAGCAATCGTTTCGCTATAAACAAAATAATTAGAAGCATTACTTTTAACATATAAAGTTCTGTTTGGATAATCCATTTGAATTTCATAATTATCCACGCCAAATAAATTATCTAATTTTTCGCGAAGAAAATTCATTGTATAATAAGACAATGTTTGTACTCTATTAAGTAGTCTAAATCTTCTTTCTTCTAATGTTTCAGTAGTGGGATCTGAAACTATTTGGAATAATTGTTCATAAGCATAAATTCCATCTTCATCTGCATAAGCAATAAATTGATTTCTTTTAGCTTTTACAATCAAATTATAAATGTTATTCCAAATATCATTTTCAACTTTAATTAGTTCATCTGTTTCCAAAATACCTTCATAATATTTTGGAAAATAACGACCAATTCTTGTCCTATATAACCCAGTTCGATTATAAATTTTATTGTTCAATGAAATTCACCGACCCTAAAACAGGAACTTCCTGTAAAGAACTTGTTTCTGTTAAAACAACATCAGTATCAGTATCATTAAGTTTTAATTCATAAGCACTTGATACACCTTCAACACTTAAAATAGCAACTGTAATTCTGCCCAAATATACAATAACTGAATAATTATTTTGTTCGTCACTATCTTCCCAATGTTGTCTTAACATTAATAGATAATTAGAAATAGATTCTTTAATTTTAGGTAATAGTGTTTCTAATTTATATCCGGGTAATAATGTGATTTTTCCAGATACATTGATAGTTCTTGGTAAAGGAGTTGATATTGTCATTTTATGATCTATTGGAGCGATACCTAAACCTAATCCACGAGTATTTTCTACTCCGGAATTTTCTGGATCAAACATTTCTAAAATAGTTTGACAAAATTCTGTAGAAGCCGGATTATAATCCGTATCAATAATACTCAATTTAACTGTTCCACCGCCTGCCCAAACAGGATAAACCTGAACTCCACCAATACCCGCAATTTCTTTTGCCCATTGTCTATACTGTGCAACATTACCACCAAAAGCCGTTTTTAACATATTACCTAAATATCGTTCACGTAAAGATTCATCTGTTTCTTCTTCTTCGCCAGGATATAATAAACTTGTTATTTCAGCGCTAGCAAGTTTTTCAATATAATCATTAGGAACGATTCTACCTATATAACTATTACCAACAGACCCTATAGTATTACATTGTAATACATAACTTCCGGGAACTACATCCCCATTTTCATCTACATAAACCTGTACACAAACATAATTTAAAATGGTATCTCCTACAGTCGAGAAAGTTTGTCCGATAGAAATTTGAACAGGATTACCTAACTGATCTTTAAAAACACCTAAATTTTTAGAGTATGTAGCAGGATCTCGAGTAATTCCACCCTCTAAAACACGACCATCCAGCCAAAGTCCATTTGCAGTTGCTACATAAGTTTGTTCGATAATATCTGCAAGATACAAAATAGCCTTCGCTGCCTCATAACAACAAGGAGCCAAAGCATCTCGAATAATAGCACCTTCACGTTTATCCACAGTGTCCGGAACTTGTTTTAGTGCTTCAGATAAAATATAATCATATGAATATTTTTCTAAATAGGTTGAAAGTGCATTCATTTTTTCACCTCTAAAGTTGTAGTCAAAACACCTTGTTCTGTTTCTATATCCATTGTAATTGACATATAATCCAGACCTTCTTGAGTAAATTGTAAATTATTGATAGAATAAATTCTTGCATCAACTAATAAACATTCCTCTATTGCTCTTTGCAAATCTGAACGAATAAAATCATAATCTTTACCAATGTATTTTTCTAATTCAATACCGTAATTTTTAGAATAAATAACATAAGCAAATCTTTCTGTATCAAAATTTTTTAAAATTGCTTGTTCAATTGCAGGCTGTCCATCTGTTGTTCCAATGATTCTTTTATTATAGGAATCAACTTTATAAGTTCTTGTAACTTCATTTTGTCCAATTTGAGTAACAATAAGGTTACGGTTTGACGGTATCAAGGTATTCCCTCCACTCTTTGTAAGATTAGATACTTTTGACCATTATTAAATCTTTGCAAAATAACACGATCTCCAGTATTTAAACCTCGCCACAATTGAATTTCAGGTAATTCCATCGTCGTATTGTGCATACCATTGTGAATTGCCTGATGTTTGTGTTTAATTTGACCTTTTTCCGGAAACGGAATCTTAATAATGGTTTCTTTGCATAGAGCACCAACAACTAATTGAGCTTCCTGTAAAGTTGTTCTTGTATCTAATTGCACACTTAATGGAGCTACAGAAAGAACTGTACCATATACACAATCAGCCACATCGGTACTCTGTGCTTTTTGTTTAATCATTCTTCTTGTAATACTAACTAATCTGAATCCTGCTGTGCTTTCTGCCACATTAACCACCTACATTTAAACTGTATTCGTTAAGGTTTAAACTAATAGTATGCTCATTATTTTTCCACTGATGTGTACAATCAACAACAATATATTCTTGATTATTTACAAAACCTGCTTTTGTTAAAGGATTTAACGCAACAAATAACCAATGTCCAGCTCTGAAATTATGTGGTAAACCAACGCACTGAATTTTAATTGTTTTTAATTCTCTGTTCTTAATCTTTAATAGAGCGTTACCACGTTCTTTTATTTGATTTTCTGTTGCATTTTTATCAACTTTTTCGTAATATTGTAGAATACCCCATTTTCGTTGATTTTCATCATCTTGAGCAACATATACTTTTCTAACACCTTCTTTAGTGTTATCTTGTACTAATTTTACCCGATTATACGAATCTCTGTCAATACTTTTTCGGTAATTAAAGTTAGTAACATTTAAGTCATCAGAAATATAATAATTTGTTTTAAGGGATAATAAACTGATTTGTTCTAATGTTCCATAATTATCTCGAATAATAAACCAGTTTTGAGTATTTACCAAAGCCTCATCATAACCATAAGCAATTATCGAGTATAAAGATTTTCCATCATGAACTCTTGTAGATACCTGCCAATTACATTCATCTACAATTTTATAGGTAAATTTCCAATCATCACAGATTGCTTTAAATATTTGAGTGGCTGTTTTTCCAGAAAATACATAGGATTCTTTATTTTTTAGATAAAACATTTGATCTACTGCTTCATAAGTAATGGTATCTTCAGTACAATTCATATTAACTACATATCCATAAAATACTGGTACTTCATCAACCATTAAATTAACTGTTGTTGCAAAATCTAATACTAATTCAACATTACTCGGAACAGAAAATTTTAATTTTCCTGGCTGTTCAAGCAATGTAGTAGTCCATGATATATCATAAACTACTTCAGATATTTCAAATATTTTATTATCGGGAGTTTCAACTGCTAATAATACTTTCATCATAAAATACCTGTTACTTTATTTACAGCTGTTTCTGATACCCAACCAATCCATCTATCTTCACTATCTGTTAGATGAATAGCTCCATTATTATCAAAATCTAATAAATTAACAAAACAGCCTGTTTTATTTTTTACATACCTATCAACAAATTGCATAGCTGGATCTTTATAAATAGTACCTGTGACACTTACTTCATCTCCCATTGTTAAACTTTCGGATTCATCTGTTCTTAACTCACCAGTATCAACGGTAATTGTTCCATCTTCATCAATAGTAGCTCCATTAATAGCATAAATAGGATAAACTTTAAACTCAATATCATAAACAACATCATAGTCACCTTCATCGTAACCATAATCAAATTTTTCTACAGATACTAATTTATTAAATCCGACAGGTAATCCTGTAATTATTAGTCTTACAGGTTCTTTTCCATTACGAATTTTTTCAAAAAATGTCGTATAAAAAGTTGGAGGTAAAAATTGAGTTTTATTTTGCTTATTTAAAATTTGCTTAATAAGTGCTGTGTAAAATGTTGGTTCTGAATTACCTGTCAATACATATGGATAATTCTGTCTTTCCGGAATCGGAAAAAAACAACTAAATCCTATAGTGGTCAATTTAGGATTTTTTAGAACATTGATTTCACCTAAAGAAACTATCGGAAAAGTTTTATTATTTCCGGGAGTTCTTATATTCAACTTTTCTGGATTCACTGGAATCTGTATTGTATCCCCTTTATACACTACAAATATCTTTACATCGCCTCTAGCTTGGCTCATAGAATCCGAATTTGGAGAAAGACTCTCAAGAAGTGTCTTTAATTCACTGGGATTACCAGACTGCGCAGCCATTTATACTCACTCCCCCTCTAAAGATGTTGTAACGGCATTTTCAACCATATCCGCAATAGCGTCAGCAATTTCATTAACATCCGCTGTTTGATGTACATCTCCAAAATTAACTTTCAGGATAGGTCGCATATTTGTAAAACGATTTACAAATTCTATAGCTCCAGCATCTCTTATCCATTGAATACTGTTGTCATCAAGATTAATTTTACCACCTTTAATGTTTTTAACTTCGCCAACAGTATCAAGATCTGTTACTGGTTTAGGAACAGTTCCGCCTAAAACAGATGTATTTGGATTGAAAGTATTCTTCATGCCAGTCATAAAGTTATCTAATTTAACCCCTGTATCCTCTGCCCATTTTTTACCACTAGAGTATCCTTCAAGATAACTTAATCCAACACTTTCCATTCCAAAATATTCTACTTTTTGAATTTTTTCTTTACCTAATTTATCAAGAACAAAATTCATACCTCTTAAAATTATTTCATTAAATAACATTAAGAAATAATCAGCTACTAATTTTACCATGTTCATAAAAGCTGTTCCTAGTGCTTTAACACCACCAATTAAAACACCAAATGCTTCAGGAAAAGCTAAAAATAATTTAAACAGTGCCATAACAGCCGCAACTAATAATAAGACCTGCCAATTCATAGCGATGAAACTTAATGCCAACGCCGCCGCAGCTGGTAGTGCGGCTACTAGGTTTCTAATTAAGATAACAAGTGATACGCCAGCGATATAACCTAGTATACCTGCAAGAATATCAAAATTACTAACTAGAGTCTGTATCATACTAACTCCATTTGTACTAATACCTGTAAATATGTCTTCCATATTAGTCAATAAGGAGTTTCCTGCCATCGTCATTGCTTGACTAAAAGTTATGGGAATTTCATTAAATTTATTTTGGATTTCATCTGAAGATGCAAATACAGCATTTTTAATAACTTCCGCTGTAATTTCACCATTCTTTTGAGCCTCTTTAAAAGCTGCATCATCTAAACCCATATAATTTTGAATTGCCTTTTTCAGTAAGGGAGCAGATTCACGAATGGTACGCATTTCATCACCTTGAAGTCTGCCTGATGCCATCGCTTGAGTCAATTGGTACATAGCGGCTCTCTGTTCTTGTTGAGTACTACCACCAACAAGGAAAGCTTTATTAACTAATTCTGTAAAAGCGATTAATTCATCATTATTATTAAAGGCTTGTCCAGCAAGAATACCCATACGACCAATAACACGACTTGTAGCTAAATAATCTGCTCTGGATCTTTGTGCCGATTCATAAATAGCTTTTGATAATTCTTCTTGTGTTCTTAATCCATCGTTGACAATATTTAATCTTGCCTGATTTAACATTAAATTATCGCCAAGAGTTGTTAGTCTTCCAACTTCATCAATTGCAGATTTTAATAAATAAACTCCAGCAACTAACTCAGTCAAAGGATTCATTGCTCGTGAAAAAACGTTACCTATTGGATTATCATCTCGGTATCCAAGATTACGAATTAAATCTTGTGATTGTTTTAATTCGCTATTAAACCCATTCAAAAGTTGATTAGCTCTTGAAATATCTCGTTGTGCTGCTCTAAATAAACCCGCTTCGCCCGGCGTACTATTTAAAGCCGTTAAAGTAAGACGAAGCGAGGCTAAAATCTTACTGAGAACAGGTGACATTCCATCATCTAAATGAATTGAGTTCCTGACTTCCATGATTTTACCTCGCTTATCTTTAAATCATTATTTTATTTGTGATTGAGCTTCTTTTGCCTGTTTAGCTGCTATTTCTAAAAAAGCAAATACACAAGCTTTTTCATCAATTGGTAAATCTAAAAATTCTGAAGGTTTCCAGCCTAACTTTCGGAAACACCAATAAGCCGCAACTGTATCAGAATCGTTATCATAAAAAAGCTTTTTTACTTTTTTACAGTTTGATTTACATCCTCGCTATAGCCAGAATATTGCATGATTATATTAGCAATTCTTTCAATTTCACCCGGCTTGAAATTATACTTAACAAATTCTTCCGGAACTGTAAAAGTACCTAATACTTCAGTAGATCTAAAGTTTGGTACTACACAGCCATCAATCATTAAAGAAATTCCCATTGCAATCTGATCTACAGAAGGTTCACCAGTTTTACTAATTTTAATAGAACGAGCCCTTGCAGATTGCCATTCTTCGGTAGTTACAGGACGAATAGTAATTTTACAACCAGCCAGTTCACCTTTTAATTCAATTTCTTTAGTAGCACGAATATCACGTGATTTAAGTAAATCTAAAAGTTCCATTTATATTCTCCTTTAATTTTGAGGACTATTGAAGTATTCTAAATATTCGAAGTCAGAGAAAGTAACAGTCATAGTTTCTTCCAATACTTCAGCTTCAACGTCTAATTTTGCAAGAACACCTTCATCGATGTTCACGTAATAAAATGCAGCTACTTGCTGTCCAATAGAGGTTGTTGGATCATTATTTTTAATGGTAAGAGTGAAATAAATATCTTTACCAGTTTTTGCATATTCACGCATAAGTTTGCGGAATACAGAACTAACATGATACATAGTAAATTCACCTTTACCAGACCAACCTGCGGACTTATGTTGAGAACCCCTAAAACCAAGAGCTCTAAATTCCTTTTTACGTTTGGTCATTGTCATTGTACAATCCTTAATCATAAAGAGTTCTTGTACAACGCCATCAACGGTCATTGTTGCCCAACCTTCTTGACCGGAAACGGCATCACCAGCTCGTAAATAATCGTGTTCTTGTGACATTACAAATCCCTCCTATTAATAACGACGAAGCGTAACTGTCATATAGAGTTTTTCCATAGAATCAACAGGTTGAATGTTCAACTTAACAATTACTTCATCAAGATTTGCACCCTGAGCAATGGTAATATCAGTAGAACCATCAAAATTCTGAATGGCGTTCATCTTTTGTAACTTATAGCAGTAATCAATAATATCTGCTTTAAATACTGTACGACCGTCATCATTATTATCCTGTTTACCTAGATAACTCTTTTCAAACAATAAACGAATATCATTATTTATTTGGTCAATTGTACGAATAACCCTATTTTTACTAAAAGAATAATCTTTTTGTGAAGTAAAGATATGTAGTGTGTTGATATCCTGTTCGACAACAACAACACCATCTTGACGAGCGGACAATACAAACTTACCACTTTGCAAAGCCGATACAATTTCTTCATGGGATAATTGACCGATAATCTCATTCGCGTCTTCAAAAGCATAATAAGTCAAAGACTTATTAATTGCACAGCCAGCAGTCATGCCTGTAACCCTTGCAACAAACATCGGAATTGTAATATTATACTGATCTGATTTATAGCCCTGATTAAGTGTAGATATAATACCCTCTGTATCCGCATCAATGTTATTAGCAACTGCCTGAACTTTTGTACCTACAGTATCACGCATATATTTAATAAATGTTTTTAACTGTGCTTGAATTTCTGTAGAAGTTTCAAGCGGAATACCCAATGTATTCCATTTTGCAGTTTTTAACAAATCAAAATATTTACTATAAGTACTATTTACAACTGTACCATTTTCACCATCTTCTAATTCGCCACCTGCATCTGCAACAAGAGCAGCAGTAGAAGTTCCACTAAAATCAACGAAATCATTATCTACGATATCGCCAACTAATGCCCCTGTTTGAGTATCCACAACTGCACCATTAAAAGAGGTTATAACGTCGAAATTAGACCCATTTTCAACGATAGAAACGGCAATTTTATTACCAGCCGTCCCTGCATACTTAGCTGTTGCAGTTAAAGTATTAAGGGTCAATTTTGCTTTAACGCCGCCAGTATCCATTCTAAAAAGTAACACTTTAACACAATCAGTCAATACCTGTTGATAAATCAAAGATTCTTCTTCCATGATATTGCAACCGATAATGCTTTCGCATGAGCCATCTAATAATTGTTCCGGAGTAAGTTCAATCAAAGTATCATTAGCACCCCAGTTCATTTGAATAGGTAAAGTAGCAATACCACGATCACCAACCATATTCAAAGGTTGAGAAGCACTCTGAAAGACAATATAAGCTCCAGGACGAACCTTATTCATAGCTTCAAAGACTCCGCCTGCCATTATTCATCGACCTCCAATCGATTGATTTCCAGTTCTTGCATTTTAACTGGATCAGGTAAAATTAATTTTACTTTGATCTTGTAATTAACAAAAAACTGTAAAACATTTTCAACAATTTGAAAACTCATTTTATTAGCTTTCACTAATCGAGTGATAATTTTATCACCCTTATATTTATCTGGAAGATCAATCGTTCTTAAAATACCAAGAAGTCTTTCACCCATATCTCTATACTCTGAATGTCGATCGTAATCTGTTTCCTCTAAATGGTATTCAACTTTCATACGATATACTCTCCATGCAGAAGTTGTCATTCCGTTTTCTTGAGTCATATCAATAATAGAAAGTAAAAAGAAAGGTTCTTTAGCCCCTTCCATAATTTTATTTTTATACATCGTAGGAATAACAGGAGGATCAACTGTATCATTTCTTAGACACTGTGCCATTTTTGTTGCCATGGCGCTAATAATAAAATCTCCCTTTATTGGTATAATCATAATTGATTCCTTCCGCAAAAACTTTTAAAGGCTTGATCAAATTTCTGTTGCATATTATCTTGAACACGATCAACAGCTATTCGACACATATGAAACCCATTTACCCATGGCTTTTTTAAAACCATTCCGGATTTAGCCCCTTTTTGATAAACAAACTTCCCACCAACGAAAATCCCAGGAACGAATCTACCTACTTGTTGTCTATGCCCATCTTCTACATAAGAGGCATATTCTAAAGTATTAAATATTTGAATATAATATCCTTTGGCGGTTTTAAAAACTTGAGATAACTCCCACCTATTTCTTAAATCACCTGTTTTAACTGGTGTCATTGCCTTAGTATCTGCTAGAGCAATCATTGCCTGATCTAACAGAAATCTTCGACAAAATGGATCAAATTCTTTTTGAAGTTTTTCAAAGTTTTTTGTAAACCTATCAAAGTTTTTAAAATCAAAATTAACTCTAGACATTAAGCATATCCTCTATTCACAAGAGCAAATTGTTGATGGGAAGTATGTTTTTCAGGTCTACCAGCAAAATCAGTAAAGGTATCTAATACATTACCTCGATCGTCCATAATATAAGCTATAATTTTATCGCCTTTACGAATATCGAGTTTTGGATCACAAAAGATACTAATATGTTGATTTGTTGGATTAACTAACAAAGAATCTTCCTCAGGTAAATCTTGATAATTTAAACTGACTTTGCAAGGCTCATTTGTATATAAAGGTTCTAATACTTGATTATTCACAGTGAAATCATCATTCTCTTTTTGAGTTAAACGATAAACTTCGAACCTATCTTTATACATATACTTTTTAAATATTTTCCTTGTTCCACCAATTCTAATCGCCATTTACCACACCATCCTCCGAAACTTTTTAAGTTGAGCTTTATAGTTTAATATGACATCGTCTAAATTTGCCTGATGACTCCTCATATTCTTATTATAAACCATAGTATCACTTCCGGAACCGAAAGTAATTGTGGTATCACCAACACGAATTGAGTTCATATTACCCTCATTTATAGTAATATCGTCATCCTCTTCTTCACCCTCAACAGGTTTTTTAGTGACGTTTATAAACTCTTGACGATACCTAAATAAATCCACTACTATATTAGCGAAAGTATAGGTGAGTTCTTGTGGAACTTCTTTTATATTGCAGAAGTTTTTAATTTCTTGCTCTACTTCGTCAATAGTTAAATTCAGTAAAGGCTCGGAGGGTGTATCCACTCCGAGCTGAGTCTTTACGATGTCCGCAATTAAACCTTTATCAACAGTAATCATTCTACCAAACGTCCAGATTTATTCTTTCGTTGGGATTTAGATTTACTTGTTTTTGGAGCAACTACTTCTTCAGAAATCTTTTCTTCAACAGATTCTTCTTCAAAAATAACTGCTCCAGCTTTTTTCATGTCCGGAAGATCTTCAGTATCCGCAAGGATATTGGTGTATGGAGGATATATTACACGCTGATATTTCACTGTGATAGGAAATTGAACTTTAACCTTAGCCATACTGACCTCCTAAAAATTATGCAACTTTCATTACATAGATATCATCCATGCGTTCAAAAGAAGGAAGCGCGATTGCATCAACAACTGTGAACACGTTTACAGGATGCGGTTCTTTAATAGTAGTAATTGCAATACCACTACCAACAACAGAAACAGAAGCATTAGTGTTACCACTCATAAGATCATATTCTTCCGGAGTAGTACCAAACCAAGTATTTCCGACAGCATAACTGGGAAGTAAGGTTACATAATTATCAGGATAGAATTTCTGATCTACGCCTTCTTCGTCTTTGAACATTTTATCATAAGTGATAATAGTTAATCCAGTCTGTTGTTCTAAATACCGTTTTGCTTCAGTATCCAACAAGATCATGCTAGTAGCACCCAAAGGATTCATAGCTTTCTTAATAGATTCGGAAGCTAACATATTACGAAGTGTTTTGGTAGTCATCAAAGCACGAGTTAAAGTAATGCCATACTGATCAGCCATAGCTTCTTTAGCATCTAACAAATCCCCGATAGGATCAGAAGTTGCTTTATTAGCTACAGTCCAAGTACCATTACCTGCCAAAGTAACAGAGTGATCGCTTGCCCAATCTCCATTAGGATCGTAGTTATACTGATAAGTAATGTCACGACCAGTACCTTTAGTGGCAGTTACCGAAATTTTACCATTTACTAACAAACTCATACGCATACGTTCTGCCTGAACACGAGCACCATCAACAAGATTGGCGATGTCATCATATACTCTAGCAATGGTAGGTTGTGCAAAAGGAATACCTTTAGCTAACAAGTTTTGAATGTCTTGACGTTCTTTTTCTCCGATACGCATCGCTTCACGGAAGAACGGCATTTCAGTGGAGATCTCGGTTACACCGATACGATCTCTCAAACTTGCTTTAGTATCAAAAGCAGAAGGTTGCAAAGCAATCGGAAGATTGTTACGACCTTTAATCCAAGATAACTCTAAACTTGCAGTACGAGTATCCGGGAAGAATGTAGAACCGATCATCGGATCTTTCATTGCAGTATTGACGTCAGTCCAATAAGCTGCAATCGCTTTAGAATCAAAAATATCAAAAATGCTGTAAGATGCCATAATTAACCTTCATCTCCTTTATTCAGTAATTGCAGCAATTACTGTAATTTGTGGCAAAACGGGTTTTGCTGTTTCAGACAATGCTGCGGGCAAACGATCTGCACGAACGAAACCATGAATAATGATTGCCATAGAAGCATCACTATCAGTTACATCGTAATCTTGCATTACAAGACCGATTGCAGTTGCATCATTTGCAGGATAAACAGTACCAGCTTTGATAATAAATCGACCATTTTCAGATACTACCATACCGCCAGCAGCAGTAGCCTTTTCAGCAGTGCGTGCGATAGCAACATAATGATCAGGAATCGCAAGAATATGTTTTGCAGAATCATATTCTTTAGTAGTGAATTTCATCATTTTTAATTACCTCCTTCAGGATTTATGCCCATCATATTGAGCTTAGTTTTTGCTAAAGATTTACCGAAATCGGCTACATTATCTGTTTTAGGTGGTTTAAAACCATCATGCGGAGGATTTCCAAAAGGTTCCCTTTTTTGTTCTCCAGGATTAAACAAAAATGCTTTATCGGTACGCAGAGTATCGATTTGTTCTTTCAAGCCGCTAACGACTTTATCGCCATCAAGTTTAATCAAACTTAAATCTACAAGACCCTTAACTAAATCTAAATCATGCGGTTTGTTTTCGCCTTGCAACAATGCCAGTTCCACAGCATTAATTTTGCGAAGTTTCTCCAATTCAGATTTATAAGTTTCTTCTTTTGTAGTCACATCACCTTGAAGTTTTTCGATTTTAGCAGCTAATTCAGCATTAGTGCCTTCGAACTTTTTAAGTTTGTCAACTTCGGCTTTCATAGAATCGTTGGTAGCTTTAAGATTATCAGCCTCTGCCTTTAGCACGTCATAAGTGCCCTTAGCAACATACCCTTGTAATGCGGCGGTATGCAATTCGATTGCTTTATTGGCTTGTTCTTCATTTAAACCAAGAGCAATCAATTGTTCTTTTGTCATTACATTCGCTCCTTTTCATAAAAAATACTCATAAGGAAAACCTTATGAGTAAAGTATAACATGGCAATTCTTAATTGTCACTATAATAGTTCTTAATCTTTTACATATTTTTTATACCATTGTTTATAGGTGATATCTTTAACTACTTCATAAGAACCATCTTTTTTAGCAATTCTAGTATGATAGGATTCTCCATCAACAACTGGAACGGTAGTTGTGCGACAATTAGGATGAAATGGTGGATAATTTACTCCTCTTTCTGCTTGAGATACTAAATATACATTTCCATCTAATTCTCTACAAATTTCTGATGTTTTAAAATCCAATGTTGCTAATAATTTATATTCTTTAACGCCCGCTTCTTTATATGCAAGCAAATTTCCCTGATTTGCAACATTCGCCATTTCTGTACGAACAAGAGTTTGTGCAACTCCCAATCGGGTATTCATTTTTTTAGCAACTGTTTCTGCTACATTCTTTGCAGGTGTACCAGCGGCAAAGGCTTGTTTTATTTCCTTTTTTAAGGTATAAATAAGCATTTCCTTATTTTGCCATAAGCGGTCACTAAAATTTTGTCCTAAATACTTTTGGGCAAGTGCAGCCACTACCATATCTCTAGTAGGGCGAGTGAAGGTTGCCCCTATTCCGGAGTAAGTTTGTATGTCATATAAAGTATGGTAGAAGGAGGATTCATAGCCTTCTAAATAAATATTCGGCTGGTCGACCTCCTGTTGCAATAATAACATTTCAATTGCATGACGGTATTCTGCCATTAATAATTCTAATCTGGATACCTTTGCTTTTGCTTGCAATTCTTCTAAATTTTTTAAATATTTATTAGCATTCTTACTGTCAAACTTTTGGGCTTCTTCAATATATTCATCAATAGTAGCCCTTAATTCTTTTAATTCCTTTGAACTTAATTTCTTTTGAGCCTCTTGTAAAGTCAATCCATTTTCGCTAGCATATAGAGCATAAAACTCATAAAGCTGTTGCTGTAAGGATTTTATAACTTTATTGTATTCACGAGCTAATTGCTCATTGTAACTGTTAGCAAGTTGTTCTGTTAAAATTATATTTTGTTCAGAACGCTCTTGCCAATACTCAAAATCATTCATTGCCCTCTCCTCCGGTATAAGTGGCTTGTGCTAATTTAGTTTGTAATTCAATTTCTTTTTGTTGTTCTGCTTCTTCATCTTGTTCCATAAGCTTGAGTTCTTCTTCAGAATCCAAAACCCAAGGATGATTAGAAACAATAGTAGATTTACTAATAATGCCTTCACTGTTTTTGCAATCAAGAATTGTTTGAGCTTCGTTGGTAATCATATCAGTGTTGAAGATAATATCAAAATTTTCTTGATCATAATCTTTAGTATTAAAAGTTTTTTCATGCTCTTTAATAAACCAAGCTAATATTTCCAGAGCTTCCGTAACTTGTACACCAATATCATTACAATCCAAAGACAAATCAATATATTTAAACTTCAACGCCTCGCCACTAATATCGCGCATTTCATCTTGTTGAGTATCTACGCCAGAACCATCTTCATAAATATCTTTACGCAGACGATTTAAGTGCAATTCTGCACCTTCCAGCTTAAATGGGATATCTAGGTTAGTAACGTCACCATCTTCTGTTACATATGCCATTTTCGTTTGTTTAAGGTTTAAAATAAATTCGTCTTTATCAGTACCATCATAACCCTTTACAATACGGATACTATTAGGAACATCATGAATTTGATCACTAATATCGCTTGTAATAAAATCATAATCATCAATTAGAGTTTTGACATATCGTAATAAAGGCAATTCTTCGCTATTATATTTAATAGGAATAAATGGTACACGTCCCCAGCTTTGAGGTTCAGTAACATAAATGGGATCACCTTTATCATCTGTTAAAACAAGACCGTCATTATTTAATTTTTTCTGCTTAACTTTAAAATGACCATCAGTTGGTTGCGTTTTATCCGGATCAACTACTAAACCAGTTTCTTTAACTTCGTAATACCACACTCCTTCAGGAGTATAGTATTCTACTTTTTGATGCTGGATTTCATCGCCATTTGGTTTATACTCTGAAATAATATAATAACGGATAACTGCATCTAAAACAGTATGATCAGCATCTGCCCAAAATGGAATAACTTCATCATCTGGAATGCGTTTAAACATTAAAGAGCCATTTACATCATAATAAACCTGTAACCAACTTATCCCAGTAACAACGGTCTTTCTAACCGTATTTTGTAACTGACGTAAGAATTTTTTATCAAAATATGTTTTTAATAATTGTTCAAATTCTTTATTTCTACATTTGATTGTAAATGGTTTACTTAACAGATAATTTACCTTTTGATTTACAAGTTTACGATAAAAAGCGTGTCTTAATTTAGTATTAGTTACAGTATCATCAAGAACTTTTTGTTTATGACGATTAAAATAATACCTTTCCTTTTTATCAATATCTGTTTCATTCTCAAAATACCTTCTAGCAACTTCACGTTCTTTAAAAATATTAGAATTTTGAAATTGCTGTACTGCACCCATAATAAAATCTTCTTGAGGTTTTCCGAAAGTGCTTAAACGACGAATACTTTCAGCGTTTAAATCTGTTGGATCAATCCTCATAAAATCGGGTAACTTGAACATAATTCTACCTCCTTAGAAACTAAATGTTCTTCCATTACATTTTTCAGTAGCGTAACGTAATGCGTCCATAAGATGATTATATTCATCAATTGGTTCATTAATAGGTTTACCAGTATCTTTATCTTTATCCCATACATAGTTACTTAATTCTACGATATGATTAACACATCGTGGATGAACATAAATCTTATAATCCATCAATTTTTGAATACCAGCAATTTTACTACCATGACCTTTTTTAGATGCCTTAATTCGATTTAATCCTAATAAATATAATTCATTGATTGTTCTTGTATCCTCGCAGTCGGCTGTAATTAGATGATGTTGATAACCTTTATATTTGATATTATCGTAAATCATTTGATTACTCATACGAGTACGATAAATTTCATCATAAATATAAATTTCATATTTCTTTTCATCAACAAATACACAACTCAAAGCTGTTGGGTCGTTAGTATAACCAAAGTCAAGTCCTTTAAGATCACGATATATAAGATTACCTTTCATATCCTTTGCATTCAAGAAGTAAGAAATATCAAATTCCATTTCTTGCCAGTTATTATAAATAAGACCTTCAGCGATACCCCAATCTCCCATGCCTTCGATATTATAACGACGTGGATTCTCTAATTTCATTTTAGCGAAAATTTCTAAATCATCTTCACCTAACCATTCATTACATTGATAATTAGTTGTTAAAGCAAAAATATCTTTACCATCTGCTTTATCAAAGAATCTTTTTTTAAGCCAAATTTTATCAGACCATGGATTGAAAGTAAACGTATGTTGCTTAAATAGAGGTTCTGGAATAACACCACGAATGGATAAATCTACCTTATTAAATTCATCTTCATTAGAACATTGAAAAGCTTCTTCCCACCATACCCAGCAAAGATAGCCATCTTCTACTGTGATAGATGTAATAGATTGTGCATCATCCATACCCCTAAAAAATATCTTTTGTCCGGAAGGAATATAAGTTATTTCCAAAGGATTGACTGTAGCTTTCCATAAATGATTTACACCTAATCTATTAATTGCCCATTTTAACTGACGAAAAGTAGAATCTCTGTGTGTATTATAATAACGTCGAACAACCATTGTATTTGGCTTTAAATGATATTTTTCCCAAAACTTCATCATATTAAAAATATACCACAATGCAGCCGTACAAGACTTTTTGCTACCACGTCCACCTTTTAAACAACGATATCTACCTTTAAAATTCCAAAAAGATTTATATCCCTTACCAACAACTTGAGCAATATTAACTGAACTCATTTAGTCCTCCAAGTCTTCTTCCCCAACAAAAGAAACAGCACTATTAATATTGACATTACTTTCATTGAATCCGTGCATGGTATTTAATTCAGCGATAGCATCTGTTATACCACTAATCTGAATTTTATTAAGATGACTTTTTTGACGAAGTTTAATCATTTTATTAACAAGTCTACGAATTTCAGCGGGATCAGAAGTTTCGTTGATTTGTTCTTCTAAAAACTGCAATTCATCTTCAAAAGCTTTATTAACCCTATTTATTTCGGCTTGACAGCAATTAATAACATAGTGAAGCTTTTCAATGGATTTAGTTCTTGTCCATTCTAATGCTTTAGTGTTTTGGTCTTCTCTTGCCTTAACAAGCTCCATTATTCTGTTTGCCATTTTTGGTCTTTGTGCAAGTTGATATCCGGAAGCACCTAAAGATTTTACCTTTTCAGCCCTTTCCGGAAACCAATGTTTAAATGCTTCAGCATAACCAGCACCAAGAGCGATATCCATGCAAAAGCCCTCTTCTTCTTCAGAACGAATATCTTTAATAGATATTAATGGTTTAATCATGATTTTCCTCCTATCAATAAAAATAGGTATATCCAAGATATACCTATTCATATCTTTATTTAATTTTAGAACAAATCTTAAAGAATGTCAACCATCTTTTAATTCAATGAGATGAATACCATTTAAAATGTTTACAGTGTGAATATGATTTATATCTCGAATTATACAACTAAAATCATTATCCCACTTTTTACTAAAACATTGGCATAAATATCCGGATCGGTTAAAGTAATACATTCCAAGCACCTTTTTAGTATATCCATCTGTAAGCTTGAATTTTTGATATGGCTTTAAATTATACAGCTCTAAAACTTGTAAAATTACATTTTTCTGTACATACAAACACCTTAACCCCCTTTATAAATACCTTTAAAAAGGCATTTTCATTTGCCTGTACTTCCTACTCCGCCAACTCTTTCCTGCAATTCTTCCGTATTCTCCCCATCTACAGTAAGATAGGTTGAAAAAATGCCCTGTGCAATTCTATCCCCAATAGTAAATTCATAAGGGGTATTACCATTATTAGTAATAGGAATTAAAATTTCTCCTTCATTGTCAGGATTATTATAATAGTCTGAATCAATAATACCTGTACCATTAGTTAAGGCTAATTTATGTTTGATTCCCAAACTTGAACGAATATAAATATATAATACTTCATTACGATTCATACAAGCTTTGACACCTGTTTTAAAAACTACAGTTTCCCCTGCGTTTAATGTGTAACTGTAAGGACAACGAAAATCATACCCAGCAGAACCAATAGTTTTTCTTGTTGGTAAAGTAACTAATTTTCCTTGAACAGCTTCAAATCTTCTCATATTATTCCTCCTCTGACATTCTAGATGTAAATTCTTTAATAAAGAATCTTATATCACTTAACAAAGATTCTTTACTTTTTATAACGTCTACAGGTAATTCAATTATGTGTAAATCTGCATATTTTAATGCTTGCACTAATAATGAACAAGTTTTATCGTCTAAAGTAATTGTGTAAGTTTTTTCCGATTTAACATTAAATTTCATTTTTCTTCACTCTCCTCTATTTCAATTTTATCACGTTGGACTACTGCAAAATAAAACTTGCCATTGTGACCAACACTTACAAGTTGCCAGCCATCATAATCATATGCCTTAATAGCACTCATTAGATTCATCATATCTTTATATCCAAAACATTCATACTCTTTACTCATTTTCTTCACCGTTCAATATTTTATCACGTTCAAGCACAGCAGCAAAATATCCGCCGTTGTGAACAATATTCACAAGTCGCCAACCCTTACAAGCATCTTTATTAACATCAATCATTAAATTTGTCATATATGTATTTCCAATCCATTTATATTCTTTAATCATTTTTCTTTCACCTTTATATTCGTAACGTCATAAATAAATTGTTCAATAACTTTACAACTATCTCCCATATAAGTATCATCTCCTATATAAGCTCTTACTATTGCATCATAAATATCACCGTCTGTAGCATTATCTTCAACCTCTACTGTGACTAGGTAACGATTTTTCTCGATAACTTCTGCTGTTACTTTTTTCATATTCTTATTCTCCTGTTACCCAAATACAAATAATGGGTGTTATATAGTTTGGCATATTTACTCTATCTGTTTGAACTCTCATACTGGCAAATATTCCACATGATTCATGATTATCATATCTTGCTAATACTTCCGTTACATTATTCCAGCTATTCGCAAGTTTTTTACCAGTACGAGATCCGATTAACTGTATTGGTTCTCCATCACAAATTTTTCTTACTTCACCTACGGTCATTTTTTCACTCCATTCCTTATTCGAATATAAATTGATACAAAAAAAGCGAAATTTGTGCTGCAAAAATCAATGGTCTTGTGGACAGATCATTTGTAGTCAACAACACAATATAAAGTAATATCTGCGTGATAGCGAGTAAGAGTAATTTAATCATTTCTCTTCTCCTCTACGGTAAATTCTTGTAATATCCTCGTGACTAACAATTTTTAAAGGGTGATTTGGAAATTCAACTAAATATATATTGTTATCGATTACACCTTTAATATAGCCAATACCAACACCAAGAACTAAAACTTTATCTTCATAGCCATATGTGAATCCGAAATACCAACGTATATAGTCAATTAATTTTTTAGTAGGCTCTATTAAAAAGTAGAAAGCACATACCATTATTGAAAATACAACAAACTTATTCATTACTTTTTCCCCAACTCACAAAATATATCATAAAGTAATACAACAATAAGTCCAGTATTAACCGCTGTAGCGCTTATAGGAGCTCCTTCGTTAAGTAAATAAATACTAGCAAATAATCCAAATAATACAAGAGCTGCTGTCAACTTTTGCATAAAAGTCATAGTTTAATCACCTCATTTAATTTTTTCAAAATTTGTTCTTTGTCCGGATTATTATGAGAAAACTGAACTAAACAATCACAAACTATCTTTTGATTATGTAATGTATCATCTAATTTTTTTACAACTATCATTTGTTGATTTAAACTATCTAAATATTCTTTATACAGTTTGGATAGTCTGGCTTCCAATTCATGATTTCTCGCTATATGCAGATTTTTCGTACTTCGTTCTGCCAAATATGCGATAGAAATAGCACAGTTAAAAGCAATAGAAAGGCAAGTAATAAAATCTTTTAAGTCCATAATTAATCTCCCATAGCTTTCATATATTGTAATAATTTTTCAGTCGTTTCCTGTGCTTTCTTTAAGTCGTCCCGACACTTTTGTAATTCTTCCTGAACTTCAGAGTCCCTTTTAATTTCTGCCATAATTTCATCAACATCACTTCCAGATACTAATCCACGCTTGAGCAATACACCAAGTACAGCAGCTAAATTTAATTTATCTAAATAAACATTTTGTTTTAATTGAGCCAAATCGAAATTATTTTGTAATATTACATAAGTCAAACTAGCAAGTGTTTCTGTCATTAATTTAAATGTATTAGCATTCATATTTTTCATTTTTCTTCATCCCTTATCTCTTTTATATATGGTAATATTTTTAAATACTGAACGAAATTGACCCATTCGTCTAATTTATGATACTGACGTTGATTTATAATATTCATGACATTCTCATAATTCATAGTAATGGTTCGTTTTTGATTATAGCTTGACGGCAATAACTGAATCATCTGCCACCAATATTCTTTATCATTATTTTCAACATATACATCTCGTACTACGTTTAGAGTTTCAATAACGTGTGCTAATTGCAAATAACAAGCTTCATTTAAATGTTCATGACTAAAATCTTCCATCTCAAATTTTTTAGCATGAATTTTGTGCATGGTAGAACAGGAATTTGCAACAGTGCCGACTTTATAAGTATCAAATTCTTTCCACCAATAAAGCGGTGCTGTAATATCCATGCTCACAAAAATTTGACGTAAAAATTTGCGGTGTTCGTTGCCTGCCTTATATAATCGTTGCATAAGGTCTAAATCGTTTTCGCCAATATTAAAACAAACTACATCTCCACAAACTTTATGCTCTTTAACACAATCCTCATTTATGTGAACACAACTTAAACAGTCATTATAATGAAAATGACTATCAGATTTATCCCAACTATTCATAGGATTTCTCATACCCCTAATAGCGTGTTCAAAGCCCCATGTTAACATATTTTCAACCATTAGCATTAGTTACATCCTCCGGATTAATATGACATCTTTCCGCATAGTGTTCATCAAACATAACACTAGCGATAATACAGTATACAGCAATATCAGTTAAACTTTCAGATACTTTCTCGCCATCGAGGTCATTATTATAAATATGAGCAACGTGTTTTGACATAAAGTCTTTAAGTGCGGCATATTGGTAATTATAACGAGCATCGCCGTATTTCAATCTAGCAGCAGTTTCAAAAGCAGCAAAAGCCTCATAAGTTTTATACTGTCTTGCTTTTTTAGTCGCCAATTCCTGTACCTGTTCAAATTTTTTATTCAACTTTCTTACATATTCTCCACTCAACATCATTGTTCGCCCCTATCTACCAATTTCTTTGATTTAATAGCATCATCAACAATAATCATATTAATTTCTTTTAAATTTTTCATAGTATTAGTATGTTTACACGAAACTTGTTCACAAATACCTAATATATCAATCAATCTTTGAGTCAATAAAAGATATTGTAAAGAATCCTCTTGATAAAGCTCTCTTTGTGATACAACGTCATTAGCTTCCGCTATAAGTGATTTTAATATTAATAAATCATCATTCATTGTTCACTTCTCCTTAATAATTCCTTCTTCTATCAAAGTCCATAAAACGCCATTAATTTTAGCCCCGCAGTTAAAACAAAACTTGATAGATCTTTGTGATATTTTGCCATGTAGAACTTCAGTAGGCATCTGAGCCTTGCATTTGGTACAATAGCCATTTCTGTAGTAAGCTTCCCCATCAGGCATATCTTTCAACACGCCAAGTTCCTCCTCTACATCTAATTCAACAGTGGGTAATGCGTTAAGCATATTCATAACATTCTGATACGCAACTATAAAACTAGTAATATAATCATCATTATTAAGCTTATTCAGTTCATTAATTCTATCATATATCAATCTTTTAGCTTGTTCTTTATTTACATATGATATCATCTCATATTTAGGCGCATATTCGAGTTTATCTGGTGTGACTGTTGAGGCTTCGTCTATCACGTTTATAATACTGTTCTCAATCATTTGGATGATTTTGTCAGTTTCCGGATCAGGAATAAGGCAAACATAGCCATTATGTATTCTATTTTTCAGTTCATCTGCATCTATTAATCTCATAATTTATTCTCCTTCAATTTTGATTTTAACTTCTTACTATTACCTTCATTATCATTAAAAGATAAAAAGCCAATATAACCTTTAGTATGGGAGTAATAATATCATCCATATTTTAATCCTTTCTTGTTAAGACAATACTTAATTCTGCATATTCACGATATTGATTAATTTCATACATAGTGCCATCAGGAATTAAAGGAAGGAAGTCACATTCTACACATCTTGCTATATAATCTTTTAAATCCTTTAATATTTGGTGAGTGACATCATCAACATCAAATACACAAGGTTTTGAAAACGGGGATTTTCTAATATCACATTCAATAAATTCTCGCCGCTTTGCTTTTGCATTTAATCCTCCTTTACCTAATAATTTTGCCTACTACACACTTTTTATACGCCCCCTTATTACTTTTATATTAGTAAGTTTTTAAATGCATATAAGGCAATCTTCATACTTGCATTTAAAACTTTGACTATAGTTATTATAATACTTTAGTTTGTTATTGTCAACATTTTATTTATACGAAAAGAATATTTTTAGTCGTTCTTTATTTGATTGGATTATTTGACTCTATAGGGGGCTGTAATTTTGATTATAGAATTTGACTTGTAGAGTCTTAATGGGGAATTAATCATAGATTATTTGATTGGAATAAATGACTCTATGGGGCAGGATATTTTTGATTAAGAAAAAAGACTCAATAGGGGTTTGTATTTTTGATTAGTAAAATTGACTCTATAATGGATATGTATTATAGATGGGGTGGGTGGTAGCAACAATTCTTAAAACGGACGCAGGGGGGTATCATCTTTATTATTATCTAACTGGGCTTGCCAGCTAGTCGCTATTGTTTATTGTACTCTTGGAACGTTAATCAACTATTGTTGATAGTAATAATTACTAATAAATTGCTATTGCTTATTTGATTGGTTGCTAATAAGTATTATTGGTGTTTTGCCTATATATAAAATAAACACTTTTTCTTATTTTCTGTCATAATCATTTAATCATAATTACTAATAATAACACTTACTTAACTCGGCAAACATGGCATATACACTTAGTTTGCAAGTAATAACAACTCTTGCTTGCAATTATTGATTAATAATAATTATTACTACTTGATTTAAGCATAAAGTAATAACAAATACTGTTAAATATTGGGTGCAAACAGGTAAAAAGGCGTTAAAAATATGAAATGCTTATAAGTATATGTTTCGTCGAGCCGTTAAAACCTATTTTTACATACTTTTCTAATTATACTTTATACTTATTCGTAATCATTCCTCTTTATTATAAATTGCTTTTTATTATAAATTGCTTTTTATATATTATTACTTTCTAATTATTTGTACCTTTCTTACACTATTCTTCTTTACTTCCTTATACCTCTTCATAAGCATTAATACCTAATATTTATAACTAAATAAGCTAAACTACAATAATACTTTATTACTTATTCATAATCATTACTATTAAAAATAGCTTATTTTATAAGTGTTTGTTTTCCTTATAAAACCTTATTATATTGGTATTTATGCCTATATTGTTATAACTACAATAGCTAATAAAGCTTACTTGTATAATACTTTTAATTGCTAATATTTCTTGTTTATATAGTATTATTTTTACCTTATTACTACTATTACTCTTACATTCCTAATAAACACACAATTTCATTTAGCGCGCGGTTTTAAATTTTTTATTATACCTATTTATCTACATTCCTTACTTTACCTTATATTTTATTTAATATTACTTCATTATCAATAATTATTACTAATAATGTAACTTTCCTTATTGTTTATTACCCTGCCAAACCTGCCTTATTTACTCGCTTTTTTATGCTTTTACTTATTAATAATTGTTGCTAGTTTGCTTGTTTTATTTACTGTTTATTTGCATATTTGCCTACCTTTACTATTACCTTTTATTTATTATTTTATTATTTTTACTAATTAATTCATAAATCAACAAAATATACAAATGTTTACCTACCGCCGCCAGCAAAATTGCCCTGTATTAATACTTTTTAACACCCCACTTACATTTATACCTATATTGCATAAAACTGCCTACAGCCCTGTTTATACCCCTATAAACGCTATTTATTTTATTAAAATACCTGTAATTTGCTTGTTTTTTGCCTTTTTTGTTTGCAACATAAGCAATATGTTTACATATTTTGCTTGTAATTTTTTAATATTGTATATTGCAATTATTGCTTGTCAATGTTATAATATAAGTAACTTAAAAACAGGGGGTTTTAATTATGTTAACTTATTTTAAAAGGCATTTTGCCCAATTAAACAAACACAATTTACCACGCCAACACGCCACTAAAGTTATTGCAGTTTTATTGCAATATATTAAGGCATTAAATTTTAGGGTGTTAACCTTAAAAACCTACAAGGGCAAAAATGGCAACATTACCTTTAATATTTATGTGCAACATTACCAGTATAGCCATAATACCTACTGTTTAAGTTGGCATACAAACGCTAAAAACTGTATAGTTTATACAGGCAGTTGCATAGTTTAATAAAAAAATGCCCCCTTTATTAGGGGGTTATTTTTTTGCCTATTTTTAGCTAAAAAAATAAACTGGCATTGTTTGCCAGCTTATTAGTAATTATTATTATATAGCAATTTCGTTGTAATAGTTTAAATAGTTATTTGGCTCAATGCCATAATTAATACTAATTATTAATGTGTTATTTTTTAATAAAATTTTGCACATACCACCATTATTTGTAGTTATTTGTAAACAGTCGCTAAAACTATTAATGTGGTTTTGTAACATTGTAAAGCCCCCTTGTTTATTTGTTATAATTATTATACCATACTTTTAAAGCAATAGCAAGTATTTTTTATAAAAAAAAATAAGGGGGTAAATACCCCCTTAAATTTTAACCATTAAATATACCTAATTGCCCATTATTAATAAATGCAATTTGCCATAATTTTTCGCAATTAGTATAATTTACTAATTGCAATAATTTGTTATTAAACATTGTGTGCATATAGCCACCAACACTTATATATGTACTGCATAAATTATTGTCATCATCAATCCCCGCAAACAATATAGCCCCAATGTCGGTACAACCTAGCCTTACAGTTTTCATTTAATAAAACCCCCTATTTAATTTGGTTACTTACTATACTTATATTATATATGGTTTTGATTTAAAAGTCAAGCCTTTTTAATAAATATTATTGTATTATTTCGTATTGTAATTTTGCTTTTTTAGTACCATATTTATAATCAATAAATATTCCTTGTTCGCTTTTTTTCGTATATACTCTTTGAATGTAAATACCATAGTCGGCTATATAGTCGCAAAATGCAGCCTCGATTAATTCCGCTACCTCCTCCTCTGTAAGCACTAATACATCACAGCATAGCCTACTTTCTTTCAATAAGTAGCAATCAAGTGTACATTTTAAAAAAGACTCAACATTAATTACTAAATCGTCACTAATAATCATAATTCCTACTTACCCCTTTTTATACGTTTTATTAAAACGCTTTAACAGTTGCCAGTAATTTAACAGCATAAATATTGGAAAGCCAACAATATATATTATGGTTATAACTAACCAGCCAAAAACCCTCGAAAGGGCTTCAGGCTGTTTAATTATGTAATTTATTAGTAAAGCAACTATAATGCTACCTAATAATATTTCCATATTACTCACCGATTTGCTTAGTTGTCATAATTTTTTTTACCTTCGTTTGCGCCACTGTTAAAGGCTTCGACGTTTAACTGGCTGACTTTCATGCCTTTACTGGTAAATGTTTTTGTATTTTGTTTACAATATTCGTCAAATAATTGCACAACATTTTCATCGACTGTAATTTTTAATGCCTTACAATTGGCATCAAGTGTTTCCTTTAAGCCTGTTAAAAAACCTTGTACAAAACTACCGTATACACCTTTAACGCCGTTACCTTGTTTCCAAACCTTTGTTTGATAACTGTCAGCCATACGGTGAATAACATTCCACAGCCATTCGTATACCTTAGTAGCAGTTGTAACGTTTGCGGGGTAGCCGTAAAAAACAGCAACCATTTTGCCCGACCACAACAATTTAACGCCGTAATTGTCGGCAATAATTTGTGCCAGTTTAAAGCGGTAGCTACGCCCTACACAACTTGCATAACTAAATTCGGGCTGTTTATTAGCATTACCTTTTAAGTTTGCAATACTAATATTATATTTTGCCATTAATTCCTGGGCTTTTGCCGCCACAGAAATAGCCTCCTCTTTGTAAGTATTTTTTTTGTTTAACTCCAATAATTTAATAATTTTTTCCTCAAGTTTGTTTGCCATATCAATGACCCCCTTATTTATTTTGTAATTTAATTATAACCGACTTTGCTTAAAAAGTCAAGCACTTTTTACAACATTTTAGTTAAATATTCATCAATTTGTTTTTCTGTTAGCCATTCAGGTTTTACTTTTAACGAATAATATATAATGTACATAAATTCGATGTGCATTTTAACAGTGCCACCCCACAAATATTTTTCATGCCTGTTGCCAGCGCCTAAAAAATATTTGCAATCGCAACGTAAGCGGTCTAGCAATTGGTACTTAAATTCTTCTTCGTGGTTTTCTATATATAAAGCAAAACCACATAACTCCCTTTCCTGTTGTTTTGTAAACATATTTTTACCCCCTATTTATTATTTTTGATTGGTTATTTTCTATGGTTTTATTATAACCGATTGTGATTTAAAAGTCAAGCATTTTAATAAAAAAGTTATCCACAACTTTATCCACAGCCTGTGAATAACTTTCACCTTCATAATTGCCCTGTATTTAGTTTTTTAGCAACACCGCATATATTTATACCTGTAAAGCAAAAAAGCCGTTAAAACTAAAATATGAAGGTTTAAAGGGTATTCTGTAAAAATAGCAAAAAAAAATAACCTGCAAAATGCAGGCTATTTCATTAGTTTTTGTTTTGTTTTTTGTAAATCGACTACTTCACCAGTTACTTTATTACGCCTATAAATATTTTTAGTTACAGGGTCTTCTAAAAATTCGTGTGTTTCGTTTTGCATTATAACCCGTGGTGCAGGTTTATATACTGTAGGTTCATCAACTGGTCTGGTCATTAAAAAACTGCACACCACTAAAAATAATATAATTGAAAACTTTTTCATATTAAATACCCCCTTTTATTTAATTACATTATAACACAACTTTAAAGCAATGTCAACTATTTTATTCGTTTAATTTATACGCCTTGCAATTTTGCATGGTAACTAAAAACCTTAATATTATTTCCCGCCGTATAACGTACACATGGCTTTCACTTATTTGGTTTGCTATTGCAAATTCTTGTATTTTTTCTTCCCTGTTTTTGGCAAAGTCGGTTAAAAGTACATTCGTTAAAAACCTATAATGTAAATCGCTATTTTGTAAACAATAATTCTTTAAATCTTCTACACACTTATAAGTCAAATTTGCTAGTACATTCGTATTATTAGGAGCCTTATTATTTCTAATAATAATATTTTCAAGTTCTTTTAATGTCTTTTTTGATACTATTTGCATTTTGTTCTCCAATCTTAATTAAATTATGATGTTTTAAGGAACGATTCCTACATACAATTTTCCAACATTCAGCACCGTATCCTCTTTGTCTTGAAATACTATCTTTTAACAGTTTACCACACCGTAAACAGTGTGTGATATTTTTAAACATAATGCTGCCCCCAAAAATCAAATGCTGCCCTTAATCGTGATGCTGCCCTTCGTGCATAGGTAAATACTGCCTTTTTTATTTCGCAATTTTAAGATTTTGTTTTACAAGCTTACGATTACGATCTTTTATTTCATCTTTATACCTTGTACAAAATTTGAAGTTATTTTGTAAAGCAATAAACGTAGCTGATAACATTGGTATAGCTGCATCTGCAGATACAATGCCCATCTTTATTCCACTTTCTAAAAATTGAATGAAATCCATCATATCACGTACTTGTTTAATTTGCCATTTTATCCCAAAAATTTCAGCATTTTTTACAGCCCAAAAATTTGCACCGGACTCATTTTTTTTCAAACTCAAACCGGACTCATATGCTACTACTGCAAATAAAGCTTCGAAGGAGTTATACAAAAAGGCTAATATTTTTAATGGAGGTTCTTCTGTAAAATCAAAGTCATTACTAATTTCAATAGCTAAAGAAAAATCTTTATTCATAACCGCAGTAATATATTTTTCAAGACTTTCTTTAGGTAAGTCTAATACAACACGATCGGCACAACATTTTTTATATGCCTCGTCAATACTAATATTATTACTTAATGAAAACATAATAACTTTATTTAGTTCAAGCAGACACAAGTTAAAATTAGAATCACATCTATGAATTAAATCCAATGCGTTTTCCCTAGAAATATCTGCTTCTTTTTGCACATATTTTAATAAAACCGTTTCGGATAATTTTTCAAATTTAACAGTGTTTTCTTCAAAAGTTTTGAAAAATTTATTACGTTTGTCTATATTGTTATAAATGAGTATTACCTTATTTACAGAGTTATTTACCCACGCTACCAATTTATCCCATACCGTAGAATCCTGTTTAATAAAGTCCATATCATCTCTAATAACGTACAAGGTTGGCTTTTGTATTAGTTTAGTAGTACCTACGGACTTAAATAATTCGGCTACAGTCGGCAATTCTTTCCAAATAAACCCTAAATCAACTATTTGCTCAATATACAGATTGCGAATATAAATTTCTTCTCCAGTAAATATATATAAACCTGCTAAATTATTTGCTTTCATATCTTTTTTTAATTCGACGATGTTCATTACTCCACCTCTTCTGATATATTGTACCACATTTTGAACAGATATACTGCCTATATTTAATACCATCAATTTCAATAATTTGCAAGTGCGTAAATTTGCCACACTTGCAAATACGAATTTCTTTTTTGATTATCTTTTTATATAATTCATAAATTTTATTTTTGCGCATATCTATCCGGATCTGCATAAACTATTTCATTGGTGTCCACTATCTTACATAAACGAACTATATCTAAAGGAATTTCCCATGTTAAATTAGCTAATTTATGACGATATTTTCGAGTAGTTGCTAACTTTAAAATATTATTTTCACTACCTGCATATTCACCTGTTCGGTATAATACCCGATTTTTATACTGCGCTCCTACATATAATTTCGTACCAATTTCAATCTCATTTAACCAATCATGCAATATCCTCACCCCCAACTATTTCCCACTGACGCATCAACCATTGCTTAACTAAAGAAGATTTATTTATTCCGATTACTCTCAATCTCGATTTAATAGTTAAAAGGCTATTCATAATTAATTCAATTTGTTCTTCATCATAAACACCGTCAAGATATTTATCCAAAACAAGATTCGTATAAGTATTTAAAAACAACCCTACATCATATTTATCTTGTTCTTCTTCCTTATCTTTTAAATTTAATCGTGCTGCAATTTTTAAACTATTAGTTATCGTTACTTCAGGAAGGTAATCTACGACATTCTCAACGAACTCATAAAATTCCTCTATGCCATAGGATAATAACAAATTTACTTGTTCCGGAGTTGTACAGGTATTTTCAATGTAATTTAACTGTGTTTTGTTTAAGGTTTTGTTCTTACGCAGGGCATACTGCCTTAACTCTTTTGCTGTATATGGATTTAAAGTAATAACCATACCTCTGCTTAAAATTGTAGCTAAAGTATTTGCTTTATCTTTTAAAATCATTATAAAATATGCCTGTCTTGGAGGTTCTTCTATAACTTTTAATAAAGCATTTTTTGCTGCCGGACTCATTAAATCACTATTCTTAAAAACATATGCAATCGGGCTGCTTTGCTTATATGCCATAGAAATAATATTGTGAACATCATCAACTTTAATGCCACAATCTACAAAAGTCGCATTACATCTTGTTGCAATACACTTTGCAATTTCTTCACAGCCCATTGCACTATCTCCAACAACAATCGTAAACCTTGCTATATTCATTTGATCAAGTTGGTTCTTTAATTTTTCCTGCATCATATCGTCAACAACCTTGCAATAATAAACGGTTTTGGATTTTGTTCCCATTTAATCACATTTACGAGTTCCTGTAATTTAATAATTAACCTCATTGCGAACTCTTGTTCCCCAGCAGATAAATTACACTGGTCAGCATAAGTATTAGGAATTGATACATATTTGAAATCTTTAACAACATTATACTTAACAAGCTCAAGCACAAAGAAAAAGAATTGTCTTGTAAATTGCTTTAAATCCTTACCGTTCATATAAGTATCTTCAATACTACGAATGATATTCGCATCTTCTGCATGATAAATATCCTTAAATAAACTAAATAATTCTGAATAATCCATAACACCCAAAGCAGTAATAACTGTTTGCATTGTTAGTTCTGTAGAATCATAAGATAAACATTTATCTAATAATGTAATTGCATCACGCATACCACCATCTGCAATTTTAGCAATATATTCCAAAGCGTCCATTTCCCATTCGCAATCTATTGCAGATTCTTCTAATTCCATAACCAATATATCATCAAGTCTTTGAACTATCTGATCAGTTGGTATTCTATGAAAATCAAATCTTTGAACACGACTCAGAATTGTTGCAGGGATTTTCTGTGGGTCTGTAGTACACATTAAGAAAATTGTTTTCAATGGCGGTTCTTCTAATAATTTAAGCATTGCATTCCATGCACCTGTACTTAACATATGAACTTCGTCAAGTATATAAACCTTAAATTCACTATCTAAAGATTTATGTTTAGAATCTTCGATAATACCACGAACATTTTCTACACCATTATTCGAAGCCGCGTCAATTTCAATGGCATTTCCTTTGCCCGCATTAAGAGCATTGGCAAAAATGCGGGCACAGGTTGTTTTGCCTGTGCCAGCACCGCCAGTAAATAAGTAACAATTTTTATGATTTTTGCTCTCAATTTGTTGTTGTAAAATAGCTTTAATACTATCCTGAGAAACAACGTCATCAAATTTTGTTGGTCTATATTTAACAGCGAGTGAAATCATCTTTTATTTTCCTCTTTCTTGCCGTAAAGAATGTATCAACTCCAGAAAGTCTGACATTTCTTTAACAACACCCTCATTCGGACTTTTCGTTCTAAATTTTCCTAATCTTTTAAGATTGCCATCCTTAAGCCATTTATAATAACAAGCTGTAAACATAACAATCGGGTCTACATCACGTGCTTTAGCTGCTGTAACTACACCTAAAACTCCAAGATAAGCTAATGGATAATCATATCCATTAATATTTACATTGGTACTAAATTCATCTTTAGATTGTGCTATTTGCATAGATAATACATTTTCACTATCCATACCACCCATTAATTCATCAAACTCAGGCAGATTTCCTAAAAATGCCAGCATATTCATTTCTCTTACATGACCAGGATCAATGATACTGCCTTCCTGTACATCTTTAATATAATTATCCATATCTTTTTTACTCATTATTGCAAGCCTCCATTAATTGTTTAAATAATTTTTCATTGATAATGAAATAATCTTCATTATCCCCAAAACTAAAAGATATAGCCCAATAAGGTTTTCGCATTGCAAAACACTCTTCTTTTAATTTTTCAATCCACTCTTTCTGAATTGAAATAGACTTTGAATCTTTAATTTTGGTTTTACATTCCACTAAAAAATTATCGGTAATTACATCGCCTTTTGCAAACATGGTCGCCCCACTGTTTAATTGCTTTTTACCTTGTAATTTTTTAGCGATTCTTCTTTCTTGCAAATTACTGTACTTTCTTGTGTTCATAAGATATCAGATCTCCTGCAAGTGCAATTATTTCTGAATTATTAATTGGTAATTGAAATCCTGAATAGGTTTTACCTAAAGCAAATACCCAATCATTAAAATATTCATCATAACAATTAATTTTAATTACGCCATACTTTTGATGAAGTTTTGCAAGTTCTCTTGCCCACTTATCATAAGTTGCATCAGTTATAAGGTTATTATTCAATCTATAGTATATACAGCTATGAATAATAAGTTGTAACCGTCTGCGTTTGATAAGAGCTTTAATATCTTCCGGAACCGTTGGGTCTTTCTTTACTAATTTTTTAATATCAAATAATGCCATATCAACTCCCTCCTTGTGATACTATTATAGTACACTTAGAGAGAGTTGTCAACAATTACTTTTACCGAACGTTACTTGAAATTTTACTATTAATTAATTGGTCAAAATCTTGCAAAATATCTGCATTTGCTTCATCTTCTAAAAAAGCAGTTACAGAGGCTTTACCTTGTAATTTAATATCATCACCATTTTCATCACACATAATAACGCCATCTTCATCAATAAATCTAAACCATGCACCAGCCTGATCAATATAACCTAATTTAAGTCCCATTTCAACTAAATCATTTATCCAGTCAATACCGAATGTATAATTTAATGTATAACAACCAACACGTCTATCAGGTTTGCAAACTTTAGTTTTAGCTATATTAATCATAACATAATTACCAGCTGGTTCTTCTGTATTACGAGTTAAATCTTTTAAATTTTCATCAAAGTATGTTCCTTTGCTAAAAAATAAACGTAACACTGCATTATGTTTCCAAGCCCTGCCGCCGGGAGTATCTTTCCCCCCATAGGGACTATTTATTTTGTCCCTGAGCTGATTTATACCAATTAAGGTAACATTTAACCTACTGCAAAGCTGTATCATTTTTTTAGTAAATTTCGTTAGAGGTTTGGATATACCGCCATAGGTTCTTTTTTCAGCAGATTCGTCATATTCATCTTGAGATAACATAACTGCAAAACTATCAATGACAACGATTCCAAATTCTTCTGTTTCAACAAGACTTTCGATGATATCAAAGATTTGTTCTGCCGTTTGATTAGTAGGTTTTACAACATACAAGGAATCTACATCAACACCCAGCTTTTCTGCCCACTCTTCATCTAAAGTATTTTCACAATCTACAAATAACGCCTTTAAAGCTCCTCTTGCTTTTAATTTACGATAAGCCTCTTCTTCTGCTTTATTTCTTTTTGGAATTTCTTCTAATTCTGCAAGTTGTTCTTTATACTCTTTGATGAATTGTTGTTGTGCATTTCCTACGGCATCTAAAGCTGTAGTTGTTTTACCTGAATTTTCTTCTCCTGAAAACTCAATCAGTTTTCCACGAGGTAAGCCCCCATAGAGCATATAATTTAATCTGCAACTTGTAAACTGAATCTTTTCTGTTTCTTTAACATCATATTCAGCCCTACCTTGAAATACAAGTTCAGCTTTAAATTTTTTATTGATTTCTTTTAATACTGCATCAATATTGGACATCAACATCACCTTTTCGGCTAGCTAAATAATCACACAAGTGTACGAATTTTTGAGTTGCAGTTTTAGGTTTTGGTAATATTGTTTTACTATAAAGATTAACATTCCATTGCCCCATATGACTAGCAATTAAACAAGCTATATAATGACCTTTTTCTTTATACACTTCATTGAATGTTTCATCATACAGTTCTTTGCTAATTCTTTCTACCATTTCAGCCGCAAATATTGGATGTTCGAATAAAGTATATTTACTTTTACTTGTACCTTTTTTTACACTATCATGAAGAATTAAAGCAGCTAAAATCAGATCTTTATAAGCTCTTAATTCTTCATATTGTTCCATTTCCAGCATATCTACTGCCCAACAACAAGCCGCTAACGTATGACGAATGAGTCCACCTTCACCAAGAGCAAATTTAGGGTGATACTTACCTGTAGTTGACGCTGCCATTGTATAAAATTCTTCAGGACATTCCGCTAATCCTCTTTTAACAATATTCTTTACTTCCGGACTTTTAATTTGATTGATATATCTAGTAAATATTTCAGCTGTATACATCTTAATCCTCCTTATATGGTAAATTGGTTAAATTATTAAAATTATTTTCACTAATTCTACGAGTAGCGATTTTCTTTAGACTTTGCAACATCTCTGTTGAAGTATCTAATTTATTCTGAATTTGCCGCCGTGCACGAACATAAATATTCAATACTAAAGAATCTGTAATGATATCCAATTCAGCTTGTTGTTTGCGTTCCTGCATATTGCCATCATTTGACATATAACTGTTATTATATTTTTGAGTTTTTTCCTGTTTTGCCAAGTCTTCCCGAATACCAATCGCTTCTTGACATTCATAAGCATAATACATCAATGCAGGTAAATTTAATATAAAGTGTTCTAACTCCATATCTGTGATTGGATTATTGATATCCTTAATTCTTGTTCTAATAGTAGACATCAAAGAATCCAGTTCTCCACAAGCTTCTCTAACAACCTGATTTACAAATCTTGTTAAATACCTTTGCTGAGTTGTTATATCTTCCATTCTACTTTTTACGAATGATTTATCAACTTCCATATTGATTAGCCTTTCTTATGATCGTAGATAAATTTTTATCTATATCATATTTAAAGAATTTTCTTAATTTTTTACCTTCAAAAATAGTACACATATCCGGAATTTCATAACTTTTAAATGATTTATAGTTTAATAATTCCTTATGCTGTTTGATAACAGAAATAGGAACAAATACCGTAACATCACAGTCTATAAACCATATTAAAACTCCTGCAATAACTTTATCATATTCACATTTATCTAATAATCCAGTATATTGATTATCAGTTAAATTAGCATAGTTAAAAGTTTTGCCATGTATGCTTTTACATTCGATGTAAAATAAATACCCATTAAAAAAGACAGAAAAGTCGCATATATTACGAATACCCTTGTACCCTGCGGTATCATCTTTAAAACGATCAAAACATATTGCAGCGTCTTCAAGTTGGGTTGAAAAGTGTTCTTCAAACTTTTTTCCGAGGGATACAGGCATATTATACGTCCTTTCTGCACGCTAGGCGATATTTACAATATTGACAAGTTTTAGTTTTAATATCTTTTGGTTTAGGCGGGACTACATTAGCATCTACATAATCATCGCAATCCTGAATTAACTGTATTAAATTCTTTTTCATGTCATCTGTTACATCTAACATATAAGATTTTTTATCACAGTTATCTCGACATTCATAAACAAATAAAACTTTATCAATTCCTAAAGATAAAGCATAGGCTGTTGCCTGTTTTTTATGGTCTTCATCAACATCTTTACGCATTAAAAATTTCTTAGATACTTCAGTTTTAAATTCAAATATATAATACTGACCTTTATATTTAATAATACCATCACAAAGAAAACTTAAATTCCATGGTTCATTGAAAAGTCGTGTTTCTACTCCACTTTTACCTTTTACAATTAATCCTGGAATTTCATTTTCTTCTACATATTCCCCAACATCTAAATATTCGCAATCAAAACCGTTTGATTTCATTTGCATAATTGCTTTTTGGATACGTTCATGACGATCTGTACCACTTTCCCCAATACCAACAAGCACAGCCTCTTTAATACTTTCGTCCATATCTTGACCTACAATTTGATAATACATATTACGAATACAATTCAAACTACTAGGCTTATAATGAGGACTAGGTTTTTTCTCATTCTTATTTGCAGTCCTTTCGATGGACTGTATTAAGTCCATCAAAAAGGATTCTGCAATAGGGCTTTGCTTCTTTGTTTCATTTACTATGGCAAGTAAATTTTTTAAAGATGATTTAGCCATTATTCTTCATCAACCAAAGAAAGAATTTGTACTACCTTACCCTCGACAATCTTAATAGCTTGAGGAGAACCATAAGACAAATCGATAGAATCGGTTGCTAAAGCGTTTAACTGGTCTTTAAATTGTTGAATGTCTACCAAACATTCAAACTCTTCAAAGCTTTCACTCTCCATATAAGGAATAGTTTCTTCGGCTTTAGTACGTCTAGAAATAATTTTCATACCATCTTTAGTAAATACTAATTTAATGGTGTTTTTATCATATTCAGATACAAAGATATTTAAACGGTCAAGGGCAGAAAGTACAAGCCCCTTATTTACTACACAATTTGAAGGAAATTCTGTTTCTAAAAAGGATTCAAGTTCTTCAACTGGATATGTTTCAATATCTTCTAATTGTGCACCTGCAATTTCCATTGTTTCGGTTTTAAAGATTACATTGTTATCAACAAAATAAACAGATATATCTTCTTCCGGGATTAAAGTTGCAAGTTTAAGCATTTCTACAGATAACAGTGCAGGTCTTTTAAATACATTAACTGAATAAACGCAAAGTTTAATACTGTCTGTAGTAATTACATTCTTATCAAAGAAATAACCTGTTAAAACTGCATTTTCCATTGTTTTAGATAAACTTGCTGTACAAATATCGAAAACCGCCTGAAGAATTGGCTGTTTAACCTTTACCGCCTTAACATCTTCAGGTATTTCTATAGACGTATCCGGAAATTGCAATATATCCCCATTTTCGTCCAGTACAAGCTCAATATGGTAATAACCATTACCTTTAACAGTAAGTACACCATCTTTAACAGTTAAAATAATGTGTTCACTGGTGGTTTTATTTACTAATTTAGCAAAAGTTTGCACAGGTAACACACAAGCAAAATCTTCACATTTTACTTTATCTTTACATACTGTCAAATAATGCAAGCCGTCAGTAGTTTTTAAATACAGGGTATTATCAACAACCTCAAAGCCCATATAATTCGTTAAAGGAAGAATTTTATTACAGCTTGCACCTTTAATTGCTCGAGCAACCATATCCTTTAATTCGGTAGTTATAATATCAATCTTCATTTACTTAACCTCACAATTTCCATAAATTTTTCCTGTTCATCAATATACTTAAATCTACCTGAAGTATGAACAGTTACAGTTCCCGCCTCTGGCTTTTTAATTCCCCTTGCAGTCATACAAGAATGTTTACCACTAACAACTACAATAACATTTTCTGTTTCTAAAATATTGGATAAAATATTTTTAATTTGATTTCCGATTCTTTCTTGCAGTTGAAGTCTTTTTGCAACCATATCTGCAATACGAGCCATCTTAGAAAGTCCAATCACTTTTCCATTAGGATAATAACCAATGCTTACAGTCATGTCATACATTAATGCAAGATGATGTTCGCAATGACTAAATACAGGGATATTGCAACAGGTAACAATATCTTCAGAATCCTGTGGGAAACATTTATCAAACATTCTAATAATATCTTTGTCTGTAACAAATTCGCCTTCGCATTGTTCCATAATCATTTTAGCGAATCTTTTTGGAGTTTCAATCAATCCTGGGTCATTTGTATCTTTATTTAATGCTTGTAAAATAAGTGTACCAGCTTGTTCAAGAAGCTTTAATGATTGCTCCTTATCAATATTTACTTCCACTTTAGACACCTCTTTCATTCGGATCCCAAATAATTTTATGAAGTTGTACTTGTACCATTGCATTATTCATTTTATTTTCTTTAATAAATTCAACTAATGCTTTTGGCTCAATTGCTCCGAATACTGGGCTTAACACATAAGTACAAACTAAATTTTGTTCATAAATACGTTTAAATTCAGCTAAATCTTCTTCAGTAGCAACAACAAATTTCAATACATCTACTAAAGTTAAATTTTTTAAGTTTTCTGATTTCATACTACCATTTTGACCACTACTCGGACATTTCCAATCCATTGTGACAAAAACTCCGGGTAATGTTACACAATCCGGAAGAATAATTGACCCATTAGTTTCAATATTAACATGATAACCAAGCCACGATAATTCTTGAATTAACTCCTGCATATAACCTCTAAATAAAGGTTCTCCACCTGTAAGGGTAACTCTACCACAGCCGGATTGACTAACAGCTTCTAATATATCATGCAATGACATATTAGGTTCTTGAGGTTCCTGTGCATATTTTGTATCACAGTAACCGCAAGCTAAATTACAACCATTAAATCTGACAAATGTTGAAAGAAATCCAGTACGAATACCTTCTCCTTCAATACTTGTAAATATTTCGTTTACACTATAAACTTTATCTTGTTTTGTCATAAATAGCTAAATTACCATCACTTTCTTGAACTTCTGCCCTAACACAATTTGCAACATTATCACAAATCATTTTTGCAATATTTTCTGCTGTAGGATTTATGTCCATTTTTTCATTTAAATCCTGATGATCAAACATATCTGAAATAAATTGTTTAATGTGGGTAAAATCAACCACCATACCATTTTCGTTTAATTCATTACTTTCGCATATCACTCTGATATGCCAGTTGTGACCATGCCTTTGAGTACATTTACTTGCATAATTCAAATTTAATTTGTGGCAAGCTGAAATTTCTAAATCTTTAATTACTGTGTACATTTCTTTCCTCCTGGTTTAATTCGATTATGATATCTTTTTACTTTAACCTCATGGATAAGGCTTAATAACTGTTCTGCATTGACTAAAACATTGCTCATTGTATATTCTTTTTGGTCAATAGCCTTTTTAGCTTTAGCTTCCATTTCTTTGATAATTTCACCTTTTAAACAGTTCATATTATTACCTCATTGCAGGGTCTTTAACACCATTTAATTCAAAAGCTTTCTGACGGTCTAAACAAGTACCACACTCACCACAAGGTTTATCCCCGCCTTCATAGCAAGACCATGTGTATTGATAAGGTACGTCTAAACGTAAACCAGCTTCAACAACTCCTGCTTTATTGAAGAAAATCAAAGGAGCTCTTAAAGTAACCTGATAGGCTGTACCTTCAAGAATTGCTCGACGCATACTATCTACAAATTCGCTTGTACAATCCGGATAGGCTCTACCTGCCGCATCATCTAAATGTGCACCATACCAAACTTCACTTGCATACAAACTTAAAGCAATAGCAGTTGCTACACTTAAAAATAATCCATTTCTGAAAGGAACATAAGTATCAACAGTTCCTTCCCCGCCTTTTTCTTTAAGTTGTTCAGCATAACTTTTATGTTCAATTTCTCCTCTACCTTTCAATAAGGGACAAGAACTAAAATCCATTACACTACTAACATCGTGTTCAATGCGTTTTACCTTATAATATTCAGCAAGCTTTCTTGCACACTCAATTTCTTTTTCGTGTTTTTGACCATAATGAATAGGTAAGGCAGTAACCTCGTCATTTCCATAACTGTTTACTGCCATTGCTAAACAAGTGGCACTATCTACGCCACCACTTAATAATACTACTGCTTTCAAAATAATCGCCTCCTGATAAGTTTTCCACCATGATAGGTATAATCTTTTGCCCAATCCATTAAGAATGTAACATTCCATAGATCACGCTGAACATAATCTTCCATAAGTTGTTCAAAGTCGAACTTCTTACTGGAAATATAATTTTTCAAGTCTTCTAAAGCAACTGCACTACCATTTAAAGGGTGAACCATTTTATCCTTTTGCTGAGCACTAATAATAACAGTACCCCAAGGAGTATAAATAGCTCCATTGTGCCCGCTTTGAATCCATGAAGAACTATCTGCTGAAAATACTGGAAATGACTGTAATATCTTTCTTACTGTCATTCCAAAAGCATGAACCTTAACATTCGGATTACTAGAACTTTTAATAATGTCAAAACATAAATCTAAAAAATTCTTTTGTACGTCTTTAGGCTTACCAACCATACCACCGAGGGCAATATAATCCAATGGCAACCCATTTTCATCTCTCCACTCTAAGGCTCTACGCAGACACCATATAGGCTCACCTACATGAAAAGTAAATAATAGACCTTTTTTGTTAAGCACTCTCTCCCTCATATAAATGAAGTTTTTCCAAGTTTTAACAGCTGCATCATTTACTTGTGCCTGTGTTGGTTTATTTCTGATGTTTCCGGGAATACAATCCAACTGCCCAAAAAGGTCAATATACTGTACCCTATCATTTAAGAAATAAATATAGTCATCTACGTTAATATAAGTACCTTTAGTCCACGCTGTAAAAGCACCACTATCAATAAATAACTTTCCTCTTTTGCCATAGGTATCGACCCACCTGATCCATCTATCAATATTTTTTCTTTCATTTAAAAAAGAAAATAGATGGTTAGCTCCCATGTCAAATAAACATTTGTCAACATGGTCTGTTACTTGACCTGCGAAGTATAAATCAAACATTTTAAACCCCCTTTTCTATTTACTATTATACTACACTATTATAGTAATGTCAATAAAAATAACCATTACGATTCAATCGTAATGGTTATTAATGGTCTTATTCGTTTTCATACCAGCATTTCGTAACTTCGACATCACATTTGAAAGGAATAGATAATTTAACTGCATTTACCATACATTCATTTATTAACTCTGCAACACGATCTTTATTTTCTTCCGGACACTCACCAATAATTTCATCATGTACTTGAATTAATAAACGGAAGCCAAGCTGTTTTAACTCTTCACATCTACTAATTTTAAGCATTGCGAATTTAGTTAAGTCCGCCGCACTGCCCTGTACCCTTGCATTAACACACATTCTAGTGGCGTCAGCAATTTTCATTCGATTATCAACTACTCTAATTCCTTCGTTATTAGCTTCTGCAATTATAGCTTTAACCTGCTTAAAACTTTTACAGCTTTCTAGTTTACTCCAATAATAGTTTACTGTTTCTTCAGGAACTTCTGTGTTTTCATCTTCATCATCTGCAAGAGGATCATAATCACGAGCAACACCATCTTTCCAGTAAAACTCGTAATCAGGTAATTGCATATCGGGTAAACGTCTTTTACGTCCCCATATAGTCGTAACATATCCTAATTCCCTTGCCATATTTCGACTATCATCACGGAAATCCCTTAACTTCGGAAAAGCATTTAATACAGCATCATAAATTTCTTGTGCTAATTTTTTAGATATGCGCAAGTCCTCTGCAATAGCTGGAACACCTTTATCATAGTTGATTCCTAATAATATTGCTTTTGCTCTGCCACGTCTGTCCTTTCCTTCCGGATTATGTGTACCATCAGGTCTGAACTCTAAGCATTCTTCATAAGGTACTCCAAACGCTAATGAAGCGATTTCGGCATATAAATCTTTTCCATCAAGGTATGCTTGAATACCTTTTTGGTCTTGTGCCAAATGAACAGTAAGTCTAGGCTCCTGTGCGGAATAGTCACAAGATAACATTACATAGCCGTCACTAGCTTTGAACATCTTACGAATATCTTTAGCGTGGCTGGGAATGTTTTGCAAATTAGGGTCATTGCTTGAAAACCGACCTGTTACTGTGCCTAATTGATTAAACCGTGCATGAACACGCCCTGTTTTCGGATTAAGAATTTTCGGAAATTTATCCACATAAGTAGATACTAACTTTGCTGCCCCACGATATTTTAATATCGCTTTAACCAAATCATTATCATATTGTAATAATATTTTTTCACCTGTACCTCTCGGCTCTTTTTTACTGGCAGGAGGTAGTTCTAAAACATCGTACAATAAAATTGCAATCTGTTCAGGACTTGCTACGTTTATTTCTTCAGGTAATTTACAAGAAGAACCTTTTTTAATTCTATAAGCTTCAATTTCAGATTCATACATTTTTAAAGTTTCTTTAAATTCTGTATTCGCTTCTTCAACCAACTTATTATATTTGATGGAAAGTTTCTGTTGTACATCTAAATCAAATGCAACACCAGTATCTTCCATTTCCGAAACGACAGGAACTAAAGGCATTTCTAATTCGTGGAATAATTTAGCTACATCCACGAGGTCATACTCCTGACATACTTGTGATGTTTCTGTTAAAAATGGTCTTTGAAACTCTGCCAATTCATATGTTATCTGCGGATCATTTGCAGCATATAAATAGGCTATATCTAAAGGAATCATTGTAAATGGTATTCCCTTAAATAACTCACTAAATGTATGGGACTTGTCTTTGCCTTTATTAACATACTTATCCCATAAAGGTTTTAAAGCATTGTCTTTATTATTTTCGTCCAACAAACGCTGTGCAATATAACCGTCCCACCAACAAGGCAAGATAATTCCTAAAGTATGTTTTAATACACGGCAATCGAAATCGCTGTTAAACATATCAATCTTTACATTAGCATCTTTTAATCTTTGTAATTGACTTCGGACAAACTCGGGAGTAAGTTGACCTTTAATCTTAACTCCAGTTAAATAACTAATGTGATTGATAGGAATATATCCCGCCTTATGGTCAGGAGTATATATACAAACACCCGCTAAGGTGGTTGTTATAGGATCAAGACTTGTTGTTTCGGTATCAATTGCTCCAATTCCATTTTCAATAAATTTATCAATTAATCCTACTAAAACATCTTCTTCCATAATATTAAGATACATATCTTTTTTATCAGCAAAATACCTATTGGTCATTGCTTTTATAGAAGTAATGGTACTAGCTAAATTACCTGCTTTTAATTTTACACCGCCAGAAGATAAAACAGGTAATTTAGATTTAGCCTTACTCGCTATTTCAGCATCAGTTGCTTTTGTTGAACGAGGTTTAAAATTAAACAGTGCCATTAAAATTGAACTTCACGACGGCGGTTTGTTCGTGGACTACCCTCTCGACGTCTTGGCTGAACTTCCTGTTTCTTTTCTTGTGTTGCTTCAACTCCTGGCATAATACCAGTATCTAAAAAGTCATACAGTTCATCAGCCGTTTTAGTAAGCAAGAACTGGTCTGGAACTTCCGGAACTTCCGGAAAATCCTTCAAAGTTTTGCCATTCTTTTCTAATGGAAAGAATTGATATTTTGTTTGAGTATTGCCTTTTTCACCCTGACGTTCAATTTCAAAATTCATACCACATAAAGGTTTATAACGATTACAATAACTTTTCAAATCATCAACAAAACTCTTACCACGTTCCCAAAATTGAACCTGACCATTAACATACAATGGAACAAATACTCTTAATGCTATTTTACTTCCGGAAGCACATAAAGGACAAGCCTCTACTTCATCCCCAACTTCCCGCAAGCATTCAACCCAACGATCGCGTCCATTAACTTTAACTTTATGAAGGGAATGACATTCAACATCATCAATTGTTTCATATAATATATTAACTTTTTCGATATCCCCATCGTTTTTCATTTGAAAAAACTGTGTTGATGATGTTACTACTTTATCGACATCTTCAAGTTTTACGCGAGCCATTGATTATTCCTCCTCTTCAACCTCTTCGGATTCTTCTACTTCAGCTTCTACTGGTTTTTCAACTTTTTCTTCTTTTTTAGATTTTTTAGATTTAACTCCCAACTTTTTAGCCATTTCTTCTTTTTTCTTAGCTTCAGCTTTTTCTTCACGTTTTTTACGAGCAGCTTCTTGTTTTAAAACCTTTTCTGCACGTTGTTTATTAATGCCCTTTTGATACTCTACATGAGCAGCTACAAGTTTGCGAATCAAATCAACATTTTCATCTGTTACTTCAGTAATGGGCAAACGAGCATCAAACATATGCTTCATAGGTTTGTAATTAATTCCCAAATCTAAATCTTTTAATACTTTAGTACGCAACCAAAGCACAACACCTTTTGTGCTAAAAGTCATTGCCATGCACATATGTTCAGCAACTTTAAAAGTATGGAAACCTTTTACTTGTGTTTCAAAAATTGTACAATCAGCTGCAAGAACAATCTTTTCTACAATATCTTTCAAAGGAGAAATTTCACGAGGTGCTTTTGGCTCCTTGACTTTTTTAGGTTTAGGTTCTTTAGCCTTAGAAGCTGCTTTCTTTTCTTTTGCAGAAGCTTTTTTAGGTTTAGGTTCTTCTTTCGGAGTTTCTTCCTCCTCAGCTTCCTCAACCTCTTCCTCGTCTTCAACATCTTCAGATTCAGTTTCTTCCTCCTCAGCTTCCTCAACCTCTTCCTCGTCTTCAACATCTTCAGATTCAGTTTCTTCCTCCTCAGCTTCCTCAACCTCTTCCTCGTCTTCAACATCTTCAGATTCAGTTTCTTCTTCTACTTCTTCATCAACAACCGGATCTTCAGGTTCTTCAACTTCCTTGTAAAAGCGTTTATATGCTTTTGCATTAATAATTTTTTCTTTACCAGTTTCCGGATCGGCTAATACATAATCTTCGCCTTCCATTCTTACAAATTCAAATTCTGCATTGTTTCGAGTACAAATTACCTTCATAATACTACCACCTTTTTATAAATTTTATTGGTGAAAACCTTCACCTTCAAATACATTATACTGCTTAGATATCTCAATGTCAATACCTTTTAGATAAAAAATATTCGGGAAGATTATTATATTCTTCCTCTGTTAAATCATTAATATCTTTACCTTGTGGGACTTTTAAAACCTTAACTAATTTATTAGGTAAGTTTTTGATTAACCTATAAGCACCACGTTCCCCGGCTTCATCACCATCAAAAGCAGCTATAATATATCTAAATGGTAACTTTTTGATTAAATCATATTGATTCTTTGCTCCTGTACCTAATAACGCGATAGCGTTATCCCCATACTTAGTAGCCGTAATTGCATTAATAATACTTTCGCAAACAACTAATGTATTTTTACTGTAGTCCAGCTCATATACCCCATACAAGGGCTTATCTACTCCCTCGGGGTAGTGATAGAGCTTGAAATCTATTGCACGTCTTGCAATAAATAAAGTATTGCCCTGTTTATCTCTTACAGGAAAAGTAATACAGGGGAATGTCTTTTCACCTTTTTTTAATTTAAAAGCTGGGTCATAACCTACATCAAACTTTTCAATTAAATCGTCTGTCATACCTCTCTTATACATATAAGGATGAATATATCTATAACGATCTAACTCTTTTTCTGATACATATTTTTTAAGAATTGCATCCGCTTTATTTCTATTAAATTCTAATCTTATATCTTTTCTATCTTCAATTTCTACAGATAAGAATTTAGATATTAACCATTTTGACCCATAAATACCTTCATCATTAAAACCAAATAAATAACTAACCATATTCTCTAGTGATGTAGTCGCTCCACAGGTAAAACAATGTACAGTACCAGCCGGGATTTTATTTTTACCTGTACCTTTTTCAACTCTTGTAATACCGCAAGAAGGTCTTCTTTCTTGTCCATTGCTATGAAAAGGACAACAAAATTGAATATCTGTATCACTAACAATAAATTTACCTAAAAAGGTTATACCTGTTCGATTATAAATTTCTGATTGCAACATTGATAAAATATGTAAATCATCTTCTAGCAAAGTTTTACCATTAACACTAAACATCAAAAAACCTCTTTTCTATCTTTAAATTTCTTTTTTTGAGTTTGTTGTGCTTCTTGTTTTTGCTGTGGTGTAGATGAATCTGTTGCACTGGGAACATAAATAAACCTACCATTATCAATATCCCAAAAATAAATAAAGTTTACTCCGACCGTACCACTTCTATTTTTCGTTAAAGATAATTTTAAACCTGCCCCTGTTTGCCGTATAAACAATACCTTTGAACTATTTTGACCAATACTATCACTATCCGCTAAATTAGATAAATCAGCATCAGCATCTACATTATCCTTAGATATTTCCCCATCACGATTTAACTGAGATAATCCAATTATTGGAATATTATGATTTTCTGATAAACGCATTAAGCCTTCTGTAATACTAAATAATTGCTCTGTTTTACTTTTGCCTTTACGATAATTTTCATCGTCCATTAAACTGTATTGGTCGATACCAACAATATCTGCATGACAAGAATTTATCATTGATTGAATAGAAGATAATGTTGCTCTACCGCCAAAGCTTTTAGGGGTAAAAATATAAAAGGGCACTTTCTCTTTCTGCATATCAAGAACAAATGATTCATAACCGTTTGTTTCTGTACCATTAATTAATGAACGATTTGAAAAGTTACCTAATAGAGTATCAAAGCGATATCCTATTTGATATTTATTCATTTCGCCACTATACATGGCAACAGTTTTTCCCTGCTTCCACGCCTCTACTAGCATTTTTAATAATATCCACGTTTTACCCTGATTAGGTCTGCCTGCAATAGTCAATAATTCGTTTCCTGGCTCTAACCCATAAATGGCATCATCAAGCTGTGGAAAACCTGTTTTAATATAATTAGTACCATGTTCTTTTTTATGCTTATGCAATTCAAGTCTTTCTTGTGACTCTTTAACAATATCCACACCACCAGCAGTAGCCTGACTATTTAATATAGCTAATTTACTTGTTAAAAACTTTAAAGCTTCGTTCGCATCGTTTTTAACAAGGTCTGCGCACTCTGTGATGACAGGCACCATTTGCCCATACAGGTATTCTTCTCGAATGGTAGCGACTAAATATTCATCGGTTTCTTTCACATCAAGTAAAGTAAATTCCGGAAAATTCAACAACATCGTTTCTTTATCTGGAACTTTACCGAATCGGTTTACTTGATATTTTATAAAATTATATTCATCTGGATAAGCAGCAAAATAATCCTCTGTAAGATTATTATTGACCACTAAATCAAAATTTCCACTGCTAATACACTTGTTAAGTATCTGAAGATCAACCATGCCGACGATCCCTTCCCAAAATAAATGCTTGATTACCACTCATAATTCGACTTGCAATCCTTTTGCCAATTTCAGCTTCTAAATTTTCAGGCAAAATGTTTGTCGTAAAAATATTCGATAATCCATTATTCATTCGTGTGTTGATAAAATCATAAAGTAAATCCTGTTCAAAGGCTGTTAAACTTTTAACCGCAACATCATCCCACACTATCAAATCCACTTTCGGAATAAGGTCTAAAATTTCTTTGACATCATTTTCTTTACTGAAAGATTGCTTAATTGCAAAGAATAGACTCGATGTCGATATAAATAAGCCTCTAGGTCTAAAACCATTGCAAGCCCATACCTCCTGAAAATACCGCAGTAGTAGCTTAACAGCCCATGTAGTCTTGCCATTGCCAGTATTAGCCCCAGCTATAATTAAATTTTCACCTTCTTCAACAAAAGTTAAAATATCACTTCTTAAATCATCAAGCATTGTAAAACAAGCTAAATCTTTATCTTCCGGAGTTAGCTTTGCTGGATACTGTAACTTTTTAGGCAGGCGGCTAGCATAAATTAAAAAGTCAAACTCCATGTATCTAACACAAAACTTTTCACAAGTATTTGACTTATACGCCGTACAAACTTTTTTAAACCAGCAACTTTCACGATCAAATTTGTATTCATAAGCCATTTAGAAATACACTCCTTCAACATCATGATGATCATTATCGTCATCTTTTTGAGGAGTAATATTATCAACTCTTCTTTGCGGTTTATTAACTTCCCACGATGGCACTAAAATTTTATAACCCCCCGCAAGAGCTGTCTGTACCCGCCTTGCAATGTCCTCAGCGTCAAAGTTTTTTATAGAATCTAAAATTGCTTGCCATTGTTCAGGTTCGAGCTTAAATTTAATGCGATAGTCTAAATACTGCTTTAAAGCTTTAAAAATATAATCCTGTTGCTCTGTTCGAGTGTAAAAATTTGTTCTGCAAAATGCAAGCAGTTGACCTAACATGGTTGAATATTTTGATGTTGACATACTGCCCCCCCTTAATAAACCCCCTTGTTTTCTAATATTCTTATTAGCTAGTTTATTTATATTATTAATATTATTTATTTTCTTGTTTTCTAAAGTCCCAGTTTTTGGGACACTCTCTTGATTAGAAATGCCTGTAGAGCCTTGTTTTTCCTGGCTTTTTTTGGGTGTCCCAGTTTTTGGGACTGTCCCAGTTTCTGACACACTAAAACTCTCAATTAAATCTAAATCAACTCTATAGGCAGTAACAATAAAATCAGTATCAACACTATGAATAAAACCTTTTTTAATTAGTGAATCAAGCACAGCTTGAGCTGTATTTTTACTAACATTCATAATTTCTGCTAGTTTTCTAATACTAACAACAAACTTTTGACCTTTAATATCTGAATATTTATAAATTATTGCATAAGCAATTAATTCATTTCCTTTTAGCTCTAATGAAGTCATCATCCAAGAGTGAATAATAAATGAAAAATTATTAGTCATCATTTTCTCCTTAAATGTTTATTTACGTCCATCGAAACTTCGCCATATACGATTTTTTTAGGTTCAATTACTCTAGTATTAGCTTTTACGAAATCTTGACGAGCTGCTCTTGCTTGAACTTCTTCATGAGACATATTTTCCCCTAATTCAATCTCTATTAATATTTCTAACTCTCTATATTTACGGTACATAGGGCAACTTTCTTGCATACAAGGCTTGAAATCAGTAATGATGTTACCTTCCGCAGTTACCCCCTTATTCTCCACCTCGCAGGCACTTACAGAGCTGCTAATGGCTAATATCATTAGTCCACTAATTAACATTTTTTTTAACATTGTAAAAACCTCACTTTCACTTTTCAACAAAAAAGACCCCTTACTTTCTCGGCGGTCGTAAGGAGCCTTTTTTGACTTAAATAAATAGGGGTCTAGAGCGATATGTACTTATGAGGCAGTAAGACCGCCGAGTACATTACCGCTCTATAAGTATAATAACATATCCCTTTTTAGTTGTCAACTATTCGTAAAAAATATTTTTTATTTACATTTTAGACGCATCAATAACTTGATTATCTACTTCATTATTAACTCTTACCCAAGCGTCAAATCTTACTTTTTCAATATCATCTTTTTCATCTAAACTAATTAATTCAGAACATTCAAAAGTAAAAAATTCACCATGTACTTGAACACTACGTTTACTACTAACTGTAAATTCTTTAATCTTTGACATATTTAACATTAATCCTTTCTGTTACTTTTTCATATTGAAAAGGAACTAATTCTTTAATAATTTCTTGATTTTCATACGCTAATTTATCTAATAAAGTATAATCAATCTTAGGTTCTTGAATAATACACTGAGGATAGTGTTCTTCTAAATATGCCATTAATCTTTGTTCATCAAATTGTAATGATTTACTTTCACTAATTGAAACACTACCTACTCCATCAATAACATAAGAATCTTGATTTGCTTCTTTTAAGATATTTTTTACTTGCTCTTTAAGAGATTTTAATTGTTTAGCTAAAACAGATTCTTGTTTGTGTACATTGATAAAATTAGCAATAACATTATCCATTCAAAACATCTCCTATCTTAAAATTAAATAAGCACAACCAATAAACAATAAAATAATAAATAAAAACATAGCAAGACATTCAGACATTGATACTGGTGCTGTATATTCAGGATCGTACATTGGTAATTGTTCTACTTGATTTTCTTTGTCTACATTCGTTATTTTAGTATCAGCATTAGTAACGATTGGTTTAGTATCCTTTAATACAAACCCATGACAAATTTTAGCATCTTTTAGATTGCAACTTTCTTCAAAAAGACACAGAGAACAATTAACATTTCGTTTTTTAAAGCCTTGACGTTTTCTATGTCTACGAGTTCTTGACACATTATCCCTCCTTTACGATAAGAGTAAGTTGATTAATTGTTCAAGTTTCATTACATTTCCGCCATCTACAATACCATCTGACAAAATATGTTTTCTTTGAATAATTTTCTCAACTTTTTCATCTATAGTATTAGCACAAACAAGAGTATAAATATTTAAATCACTTGTTTGTCCTATACGATGACAACGATCAACTGCTTGTTGTTTATCCGCATCAGTCCACGGACTATCAAAGAATATTACATTATTGCTATTATTAAAAGTTAAGCCTGTACCCATTAATTTGATAGTACCAACTAATGCAACATGATTAGGATTAGCTTTAAATTCTGTTTCTATGGCTTTTAAATCCTTACAGCCACTAATATAACCTAGAGCATTAACACTCTTTAGCCTATCAACTATTATCTTACATACCTCTGCCCAATTACTAAAGATAAGGCATTGTTCGCCTCTATCGGCAATTTCATCCACAAGTTCTACTAACCTATCTAATTTAGTGGATTTACTAATCGTAGAACTAATTAGCTGCGGTGTGCCTGTGACCTGTCTTAATCTTGTAAATTGTGCAAGCGGATTTGGATTTAATTTTATTAAATCAACTTTATCTTGTAAAGCTATTCTTACTTCCTGATAAAGATCCATTTGTTCTTTAGCTAATTCAACATAAATTGTTTGAGGTAACTTTTCAGGAAGTTCAAGAACATCTTTTTTTAATCTTCTTATTTGAATATTTTTTAAACGATTCTTTAATTCTTGAAGATTTTGATATCCAATAATCTCCCTATTCATATAACCGCCCATGATACAATAATGATTTTTAAAAGCTGTGTAACTATTATTTTCATAGCCCAAGGATTTAAAAATCATATACAAATCCATTGGCTGATTAATTAAGGGTGTACCACTAACAGTTATACGAATATCTTCAGTATCCTTAATATTTACAATCTTCAAATATCCTTTGCCTTGTGCAGATAAAGGATTTTTTATTTTATGAACTTCGTCAGTAATAATAATTCCAATAATACCATCTTCATGATATTTTTTTAATATTTTGATTATGGTTTCATCACGCAAAGCTTCTACATTGATTATCCAAAAGAACGCTTCCGGAATACTTTGCAAATCTTCAATCTTTGCAGTAGTGCCGCCATCATACATAGTATTTTTACGTTTACGTTTACGCAATCCTAGTATACAATGATCTTCATTACTATGTGTTTCAATTTCATCACGCCAATTCCAACGTAGAGTTGCTACACCACAAATAATTAAACAATGCTGAACACCTTTTTCCTGCTTTTGAATACAGGCTAAATCAATACATTGTTTAGTCTTACCTAAACCTTGCTCGTCACCTAAATGAAATCTATTTTTAGACAATCCAAATTTAATACCCTCTAATTGGTAATTATAAGGAGTTGTTTTAAATTCATAATCAGGCATATTCTTTTCTAATAGTTCTTTATTAGAAATGACAAATTGAGTGCCATTTAATATTTTTAATACGGCTTCGTAGTGCACAGAAGGAACTTCCCAGCAGTTTGATTCTGTATGAAAATATCTATAAGTCAACTTTCTTAATTGACTTACAATCTTAATATCAAAATCAAATGTAATAAATAAACTATATTCAAATTCAGTAAATTTTCTGGATTTTTTAATATTAATTTTGACCACTGTGATTCCTCCTTATGTGACAATTATACTCCAATAGACTAAAATTGTCAATAAAAAAGAGTACACTCCGAAGAATGTACTCTTTCTTTAATTAGGCTTTTGCTACTTGCATATAGTAACGGTAGGCTTTGCCCTCGCTTACATCCGGGTCTTCAAACCATGCCTTACTCAACTTTACATAGATAGCAGTATCCGAGCCTAATACATTGTAATAATCGCTATAAAGCATATTCATTACATAGTATAAATCCCAACGATTAAAACCAACACATTTAATGTTATATTGACGAATTACATCATCAATTTGTTCAATCGTCCAGTGTGCTCCTTCCGTGCCGTCTACGTTCTTAAAGTTTTCAACAGCCTTTTCCGCTAACCAATCACTGAAATGTTCCCCATAACACTCTTTATACAACTTGTCAACGACTTCTTCATAGATTTCCCTATCAGAGTATTTTAATGGTTTAATAGACTCCTTAAAGGTTTCCATTAAAATTTCATTAGTTAAGCCGACATCTTTTTGCTCTTTGAGATGTTTTAATAAGGTATCTAACATAATATTAACCCTCCGTCGGAACTACTACAGGTGGTGTATATACTGTATTAGGTACGCAACATAACAACGAGAAATGATTAGGATCATTACCAAAGATAATCGGATATACTCTACGGCAACGAATTTGATCTGCTCTTAACAGATTACCAGTTCTTGTATAAACAGGATATGTCGTCCCGCCAATACTAATTTGAACAGGTAGGGTATTCGCTCCTTCAGGAAGATTTTGTGCAAGCACAAGACAGAATCGTTTTAAATTTGTAAGAGTGGGAGCAGAACTAATAGTAATAATCACGTCAGAAGAACTGGCTGTGATGCTGGAACTTTTAATAAATCTATCACAGCGGTTACAAGCCACAATAATCACTCCTAATTAGACAATTCCGCAACCATTGCCACAACCGAAACCATTTACAGAGGTATAAGGACTGCAAGTGATATAAGCGGGCTGCGGGAACGGACGAACTGCATTAATGATATTTTGAGTTTGGGACAGGTTGCCAAGCTGCAATTGAGCTGCTTGTAACTGGTCACGAAGCTCTTGCATTACGTTTGCAGTCATCAAAGCACGAGTTGCTTCAGCTTCTGCATGGATTGCAGTAGTGATTTCACAAGTGTTTTTGTAGTTTTCTGCACGAACAGCATCAATGTTGCGATTAGTTTCGCAGCAGCATTGCTGAGCAGCAAAACGACTTTCAGCTATTGCAGCGTTAGTCTGATTGAATCCTTGACACATACCCATTTGGATAGCACCAGTGGATTGACAGATATCGCGTTGGATACCAAAGTTCTGATTAGCCAACTGGTTGAATCCACGATCCAAAGTGTTGTTCAAGTTGGTATAAAGAAATTCGTTAGTCAGTGTATTGACAGCACCATTAGCACCACCAAATCCACCGCCACCGAAGCCGCCCCAAGCAAGCAGGAAGAATAACATAATTACCCACATCCAGCCTGCTCCGCCGCCCATCATACCAGCGTTGTCAGACTTATTCATGTCGTAAACCGGAACCATTTGAGCCCCTTCGAATGCCATAATTGAACACTCCCTTAATTTATTAAATCAAAATTTAACAGTGCGCATCTATTAAATTTTAATTCCGAATTGATTTAACATACCCATAATTTGCTGAATATCTACACCCTGTGTTTTAGCTAAATTTAAAACAGTTTCTTTCATTTGTTCAGGGCTTTTTCCTTCAGCCATTTTTCTAGCTTGTTGAAATACTGGATTATTTCCGAACATTTGCTCCATTCCTTGTTGAGGATTTTGCATCGCTCGTATTTGGTTGAATACTTGTAACATTTGCATTGGATTCATGATTATTTCCTCCTATACTTGCTAATAATTGTTCAATATTTTGAACACGTTGGTCTAAACCATTAAAGATATCTGAAGTAATATATTCAACCTTGTTTTCTTGTGGGTTAACTAATTTATAAGTTTTTAATTCTGCCAAACCATTCATATTTAATTGTTTAGTATAAATTTCACCATCTTGAATATTAATAAAAACACTTAAAGTGCCATCTAAAGAAATTCTTGCGGCTTTCGCTTCATCTAAACAAGTAACAGGAATCGCTGAAATATATGGTGTTTGCTGTTGTTGATTCATATTATTCATTTGATTCATCTGACCAAACATATTCGGGACAGTAGGATTTATTGCTTGTTGCATTTGCTGTACTTGTTGCATACGATTATAACCATAATCCGGACTCATTGGCTGATTATTCATTGGATTCATGTAATTAGTTGGATACATACATTTGTCCTCCCCATACCGCCACCATATCTGGACGATATTAAACTTTTTTAACACCCCGCAGGGGTTATTACCTGTAATTATTATAACAAAAACAAGCCCTCTACATATTTCCTAAAATATGTAAAGAGCTTGTCTATTTATTCCCTTGCTATTGTTTTTGCAACAAGAGCTCAATATATGGTTGGATTTCTTGTGGAATTAAATGTCTTTCATTATTAATGATTTCTTTTAATTCCTTTTTGGCATTCCATAAAGCTTTGCCAACTGAAGATATTTCAATTCCTAAGTCATCGGCTATTTCGGAATAAGTTTTATCTTCTATGTAAAATTTCCATAAAAGCAATTCACTTTTCGTTTTTAAGCCAGTTCCTTTTATGATCACCTTTAGTGCAATTTGTGACAATGTTTTAAGTTTTTTATTAAAATCTGATTCAACCATTAATCTTGAAGACTCTCCAGGCTGTAACAACTCCACCAAAAAGTCCTCCGATAATTAGAGTTAGAACAGTGTTTACTATAACTCTTTTATAGTTATAGTAATTCTTTAAATCTTTCATTTGATAATCTTCAAAATCCTGTTTTAAAGAACCTATTCTTTTATGTAATATCTCCTGATCGTTAGACATTCTTGATTCAAGTTTGTCGAATAATTTTAATAAATTATTGACGTTAAAATCTATTGATTGCACAGTTTTCGAGGTTTCACGGAATTGTTCTTCATACATGGATGCTCTTTTCTCCATCTGATCCATTCTACGAGTCAGATTTTGAATTTCTGCGTTTAATTTTTCATAATTTACTCTATTTTCCATATAACACTGCTTCCAGAGCCGGAAATAGTATCAGAATCTTCAGTAACAGTTCTGACAATACCCTGTTCATAAGTAAAGTATTCTTTAGCAATAAGTACCGAAGAGATTCCTATTGCACAAGCGCATAAAAAAATACAGCATAAAAATCCAACGACCATGATTTTTAAAAGACCTAAAAGCTTTACATTATAATCTCTATAAATTTGAGCATTTTTTGCCTTTTCATCAATCTCGTCCTGTTTTTTCATTAGGCGCTCTAAATATTGATCAAGTTTTGTATGTTCTTCAGGATTATTCATCAGATCCTCCTAAGTTATTGCTTTAACTATTAGGATAGCCAGCCCGCTATACAAAAGAGTATTTTCAAGCTTTTGCTTCTTAATCTTCTTTTTGTACTCTTTGGACTCCTTCTCTAAAGCTTGATTGCAATTCTCTAAGTATGCGATTTTGCTGCTGTAAGAGTCCTTCAACATCTTCTGCTGATTTTCCAATGTTATTATTAACTGATTGGATTTCTTCAATTTGCTGTCTAATTCCTTGTTCTGTGATTTTAATATCTGAATCTTGTTTATCAATTGTTGATTGAGGGACATTGCTTCCGCTGCTAACTGTTCCTGTTTCTCGTATTTTTCCACTGGAACTAAATAATATTCCGATGCAGAAGCAACCGATACAAAACCCAATAATAAGCCACACAAAACAAATGATAAAATCAGTTTTTTTTTCATTTATAACTTCATCCAAGAGTGATAAACCCCACAAGCAAAACCAATGGCAAAGCAAATTAATTTCGGATAACGATTAAAGACAGCCTTAATCTTATTCCACAATGATTTGATAGATTCCATTTTTAGTACCTCCTTAATTATTTTGCTTCCAAATTGCAAGACCCCTAATCACATCACCACCAGGACAATTTTTTTGACCTGTGCCAGGATCATCAACAACTAATAAATCCCAACGTGTTTCCGGATCTCCACTCCCATAGCCATAGCCGTCAATATCAGCCGCTTCTGCATGGGTCATAATATGTTCTTTATCAATTGGAATATCTAATACAGATGCTAAAATAGCAACGACTTCAGCCATTTGATTGATTTGGATAGGTAGAGGCGGATAACCATTCCAATCAACTTCTGTTTTACTGATTGGATTAGCTCTGTATGCACAACAAACTGCTATTCCGATCGCATTTGTATTACGATGCCATGTGTGCTCTTTGAAATCTGTTAGTTCACCATTTACACGAATTGTTCCATCACCTTCAATACAAATGTGATAATCTTTTTCTTCAATCCAATTTTGTTTATACAATCCGCCAGTATGATGTAAATAAATACGATTAATTTGACCTTTTGCTCTTTTAGCTAAAGCAATTAATTCATTTACTGTCATTTTTTTTCATCCTCCTTTCTTTCTAAAATATCCGGGATACTATTGTTGTTTTTATCAACAAATAACTGCAAAAGAAAACTAATTGCGGCAACTGTTGATGCTCCAACAAATACAGTAAAGAATGAAATAATAATTGGTAAATCTGCTATATTTTGTTTAAACAGGTTATAAAACCAACCATAAATAAATAAAATAGTAAAGCCGAGATATACGCATATCATATACCAAACCATTAGTTTAATATACTTGTTGCCTATAGCGTTTGGTATTTTACCATATAACTTTTTCATCCAAGCTAATATTTTATCTTTCATCTTTACTATACCTCCATTATACAAAATTTAATAAATATTGTCAAGCTAAAAAGAATATCACAATTAATCTATAACAATCTTGAAATTAAGTGTTTTACCGACACTATTCATTAATAAATCTATTATTGGAGCTGTCTCACTAGTAGCCATTGAGCCTGAATATGGATATGTAAAATATGTTAAGATCGTTTTAGGAAATACTACTGAGTTATTAGATGTATCATATACTGTTATTGTATGTCCCCCATAGTTACCGTAAATATTAATGGTAGCTACTTGATAATCAGTACCTGCAACGCCAAATTCATAATAAATATCTTCTGCTACAAAATTATAAAAAGATAAACCTGTAGTATTACTTGTTATACTTCCAAATCCACTAAAATTTTTTGAAAATCCATATAAATTTATAACTTCAATATCATCAGGCATTTCATTACTAGTAGAATAATCTCCTACTTTTACCGCTATATTCCCGCTTACTAAGCTATCGATATAACATAATTGAGCTTTACCATTAGTATCTCCAATATAAACTTTTTTGACTTTTCTTGCAACGCCATCTACACCAACATATAATGATTTAACTTTTCTTGCTTTATTATCTACACCTACATAAATAGATTGTGTCATTATATCACCTTACTCATATACGCAGTAAATTCTTCCAGTTGCTAAAGAAGAAGTTCCTGCGGTTAAATCTGTCGTACCATATTGTACTTGTTCGGGTATTGTTATGTCTGCACTACCATCAAAGGCTATACCATTAATTGTTCTAGCTATCTCTAGTTTAGTTGCTGTATTAGCATTTCCTGTATAATTACTTTTGTTTATAGACGCTAAAGTAGCGTCGTTTGTATCCAACCAAACAAGAGATTGTCCATCTTTTATTCTAATTTGATTATTAAATTTAGCAGCTACATCTACTGTAAAAGCATAATTAAAATTAGTATAATAATTAAAATTAACAGTCTTATTAAAACTCTTTACCCCTGTAATTGTTTGTGTTGTATCAATTGTTACCATATTAAGTAGTTGATCAGCGATATCGGCTATATCTAAAGTACCTGTATTTATAACTCTACCAAAGGCTTGAACTACAGCTAATTTAGTTATTGTTTTAGGTTTAACTTCACTGCCAGTATGCTCAGTTCCGACTGAACGAGAGACGTCGAAATCTATTTTCCAAATATGATTAGCAATACTATCATTAATAACATGAATATGACGAGAAACAGTTTCGGTAAAAGCACCAGAAGTATTAGGAGGTTCTGGCGCAAATAGTTCCCCAATAGAACCAGTAATATTTCTTTGGGTATCTGTACTAAACTTATTAATATTCTCAGCTGTGATAACAGGTAATTCAATAACTCCAGCTTTAGGTAATCTAAAAGTAGTTGAACCATCACCCGAAGAATAATAATTATTTACTACTCCTTCATTAGCAGATAATTCAGCTTGCCACTGTTCCTCGGTCAATAATAAAGACGGATGCTTTTGAACAAAATCCCATAAATCTTTATAAACACTACGACTTACAATTTGTCCATCACGAATTAGTTGACCACTATCTAATTCTGAATAAGGTACATAGTATTCAAATCCTACAGGTAATTCAATACCATTTGATATGTTAAAGTTTACAAATTTTTCGCCGTCATAAATTTTTACACCTGACATGATTAATCCTCCTGTAAAATTGATTGTACTTCTTCTTCTGAATAACCAATAGTAGCTAATTTACAATTAGGATTATACTTATATTCGTATAAGTATCTTTCATCTAATTCTTCATTATACTCAATTCTTTGATTTTTCTTTAAAACAACTTCTTCATTTTTTAGTAGTTTATCAATAAAAAACCAATCATATTGAGTATCTAATAAAGCCTGAAAATCTTTTTTCCAAAGTTCTTTTGGAAAATAATTACGAACATATTCATAATCTTCTTTTGTTTTTAGTGCTTTTGGATAACCATACATAATAATCCTCCTAACTAAATGAAAAATATTTCTTTGGTTGGATAATAGTAGTGATAAATGGAAGGTTATCTTTATACTTTTCAAGTTGGTCTTTTAATACACTTGAATTAGTAAATAAGACTTTTCTTTCATCATCTACTTCTATTTGCATTTGAATATAAAAACCATCTTTTTCAATTTTACTTTTCTTAACTTGAAAAGCTAAAACTTTAATTTCTTTATTCAACACTTTTGATATTTTAATCTTTTCGCCGATAAATTTTTCTTCGGCAAAATCACTAAATTTGTTCATTAACAGAACCTCCTATAGATTCTTTTAATTCATTTAGTTGTAAGGAAATTTGAAGGTTATATGTATTAGCCCATTTTAACCAGCCTGAAATACTTCCAATAACAGATAAAGCTCTATCATTAGTAATTTTCTTTTTAGCCAATTCCCATTTTAATCTCCGGATTCTTTTCTTCATTCTTTTAGCTGTAGTTTTACGAACAAGAATATATCCAGACGAAAAATGCCTATAACCTAAAAAATCTATTCCCTGAGAAGTCGGGAATAAATTACATTTACTTAATCTTAATTTTAAAATATTTTCAACATAATCTTTGATTTTAATAGCCATTTCTTTTAATAAAGCTTTATCATTAGAAAATAAAAGAAAATCATCACAATAACGAATATAACATTTAATCTTATTATCATGTTTCATAAACATATCTAATTCGTTTAAATATAAATTTCCAAACCATTGACTAAGATAATTACCAATAGGAATATTTGTTTCTCCATCAATACTATCAATAATGGTATCTAATAAATTTAAAGTGCGTTTACATTTTATTTTCTTACGAATAATTAATTTTAATATTTCATGATTTATAGATGGATAAAATTTATTAATATCACATTTTAAACAATACTTATTTTTGCGAACAAATTCCATACATTTTTGACTTCCTTTATGTTGACCTTTACCATTTCTACAAGCATAACTATCAGAAATAAAAAGGTTATCCCATATAGGTTCTAAAATATTCATTATAGCGTGATGAACAATGCGATCTGGATAAAATGGAAGTACATAAATTGTTCTTTCTTTTGGTTCATAAATTTTCTTTGTTCTGTATTCAGCTGTTTTGTAAGTACCATTAATTAGACTTAATCTTAATTCTTCAATTAAATTATCCAAATCTTTTTCAACACGAATAACTTTTTGTTGCCAGCTTTTATGTTTTTTAGCTTTTTTATATGCTAATAAAAGATTATCTTTGTCTACAATTTTGTCAAATAAATTATTATGTCTTTTCATTATTAAAAATTGAAGCAATGACGTTCGAATTAACTACTAACCACTGCTTCACCCTTTTTCGTATTTTGCTTTTCAGCAAGGTCAATGTATCAGCCGAGGGTTAGCCGCACCTGCTAATTTTCCCCGTATCCGACGTACTGCGTGCAGAGTAATTGGAATTGACATTAGACGAGCCATTATTACAATTGACAGAACGAGAACTGCAATTCGAACTGTTATTCCAGTTAGCGCCCAATAGCAAAACTGAAAAAACTGCCAGCTACTGAAAAATACATTAACCTAATTAATATTATACACTAAAAAGTTAGCTTTGGCTAGTATGAAATACTAGCCACCGTTTTCCTCGTAAAATAGTTCCCTCGGTCATTAGTTTAAATTCGTGACAACCCTCGGCTCCGACGCACCGCGCGCAGAGAAAAAGGAACGGACATTAGACGAGCCATCATTACAAATGACAGAACGAGAACTGCAATGCGAACCGTCAGCCCAGCGAGCGCCCAATAGCAAACGATATAAAGTACCATAAGACTGACCATATCTTTGAGAATCAACGCTAGAATTATAAACAGAATCATTCCACCCGGATCCCCCTGCAAAGCCTAAATCCATAGCCCATTGCCAAGAACAGCCACAACAATCTTCTAATCCAATATTACTAATCATTCTTCTATTATTACTATCTACATGACCACCTGTAGTATTAGGATCTGCTGCATTCTTAATTCCTGTTCCTTCATTACTTCCTTTTGCTGCCATCTGAAATTCATGTCGCCAAGGTAATCGCATTTTTTGATTCATTAATTGTTCAATAAAAGCTTCACCATGCCATTTTTTAGTTGAAGTACCATCTGCAATCACTCCATTATAAACACTGACTAATTTAGTGCCATCCCAACTTAATTGATAGATACTTAACCAACATTCAGAAACTTCATCATAAGCCAGTCCTTCTGAATCTCCTTTAGGTCTGTGTAATAAATCCCAAATAGATGCAGGTAAAATATCTCCAGTAACATATCCGGATAAAGTATGTCCATCTATTGTACCAACATCTGCACATAAACAATGAAATCCACCTATTTTACGGCTAGAACTTGCAGTATAACCTGTGGGCACTGTACTATTTAAAGACAAAATGAAAATCGGCTCTGTAGAAGAAATATCTTGAGGTTTACAAGCATAAATATAAACATCTTTCCCGGCTAAATTTTGAGGAGTGTCTACAGTGGATAATTGAAGAACTTTATTAATGGTACTTATATAACATTCTCCATCAATGTTTATTTTTAGATTTTTTGGAATTGTGATATTTGTTTTATTAGAATAAAATAATTGATCTCTATTGTAATAAACTGGATTATTCTTAATACACGAAACTTCATAATTACTATAATCTGTAATTTGTTGTATTTGTTGTTCTAAAACAGAAATATCAAGGGAACTTGCATTAGTGATTACTCCGAAAGCTTGAACTACCCATACCTGATTAAGACTTTTAGGTTTAACTTCGCTGCCAGTATGCTCAGTTCCGACTGAACGAGAGGCGTCGAAATCTATTGTTATACCTGTTCTATCACTGGAATCTTGATGTATACTGTCCTTAGTTGTACCACCATTTGTAGAAGAATAAGCTCCTGACATTGAAAATAATATTACACTTCTTCCACCATTATCCCAACTGGTAGCTAGTTGAACATAGCTACCAGTTATATTTCTCTGTTTATCAGTTTCAAATTCGTTAATTTTAGAAGTATCATTAGTTGCTTTAAAGAATACACCGTTATAATTAGGCAATCTGAAGTTACTTTCTGTTGTTCCTGTGCTAAAATAAGGACAACATAAATTTTCTGAGGAGTTTAAATATTCGGTATATTCTTGTTCTGTTATTAGCAAACTGGGGTGTTTTTGCAACCATGCCCATAATACACCATAAATTTCACGACTAACTAACTGACCTTTTAATACTAATTGACCCGATTCTAATTCGGTATAACTAACAGGATAGATATCCCCAACCATATGACCAACATAAATTTTTTCAGGTTCTTCTGTTATTTCTTCTGGATTTACCCATATTAATCCTTCTTTGACTTCTTCCGGAGGTTCTGTTCCAACATAAACCATATTTTCATCATTTAATTCATTTAAACATCTTAAAACATTAGCTACTGTTACATCTTGCTGACGAAGAATTTTTTTCATTGTGTTACCTCCCGAAAAGTTGTATAATAAATAGCACCATCAAAAGCATTTAAAGCAACTACTTTATTCCCAACAGTGTCGATTAAAACGCTATGTCTTTCATTATTTTCAACAGCCTCAACACTTAAAACACCGACACTTTCCACTTGTTCAAAAAGATTTAATGGAAGTTCATATAAATTAGTAGAAGAATTAATTTGCCAACTTGCAGCTACAAATTCAACCCTAATTGCACCTGTACCAGTTAATAACCCGCCTAAATTATCCCATTTAGTACCATCCCAAGCAAAATTTGCTCCATCTGCAATACCTTGTTCTTTATCACCTTTAACAACATTATAAACATCACCACTTTCAGCTGATGTTGGTAAATCCTCATAAGTTTCAACACTACCCTTATATTTATACGCATTAGATAAACCTAATTGAGCCGCTGTTACTTTATGAGGATTATTATAATCAGATAAATGAGCGTTTATGCCATCTATAACAGAATTAATAAATTTGATTAGGGATAATCCAGAAATAACTTGACTAATTTTATTGAGCATTAGTTTCGCTTCCTTTCATTAATTCGTATAAGCATAGTCTACCAGTAAAAGGAGCAATAGCCCTGATTGTTACACTAACGTCATCAGGAAATTCCATATCTACAAAAGGACTTCTTGTATATAATCCATTCGTATCCAACATTTGAATATTTAAAATAGCCCTTCCTGATGTATCAAGAGATAGAGTATAATCATTTTCGTCTGCATTCCATAAATCTTCAGAAACTTCATCTGTAAAATTTATATAAGAAGCTGATTGTAAAAAAGAATTATACCATTCTTGTATTTGAGTGTACATCGAATTTATTGAATCTGCTTGTGAATTAATTTGTGTATACTTATTATCAATATCCGCTTTAATTATTTCGATATTTGCATAAATAGTATCTATCTCTTCTTTAGTCGCTAAGACTAATTCTGCATTACCTTTAGCAGAATCTGCGCTGATTTTAGCATTATTTTCTGATTCTTTAGCAGAATCTGCGCTGATTTTAGCACTATTTTCTGATTCTTTAGCATTTTGAGAAAATACCTTTGCTTCGCCTGCATATCGACCTGCTTCTGTTTCAGATTTTGAAGCTTGTTGTGCAGATAATTTAGCGGCTTCTGCATATTGATAGGCATTATTAGCGTAATTCTGTACTTGTTTTAATAAATCTTCTATGTCACTCTTAATATCTTTAACATTTTGATAAATAGTATCAATCTTATTTTTTAATTCCTGCGCAGTATCAGCAGAATCTTTTGCATCTTTAGCCGCTTGTTCTGCTTTATCTGCATTTTCCTGAACTTGTTGAACATACTGTTCAAAAATATCAGGAGTTGGATCTGTTGGTTCTAGATCGTCCGGATTAAATCCACTATCTATAACCTCTATTTCGATTTCATTTGTAGTTGCTCTTTTGCTCCCTACCATTGATACAGCGAACGCATTTACTTGCATTACACCTGCACCAACAAGTACCTCCCACGGTACAGTATACTCTACGCCGTCTGAAATATTGGTTACACTGTAAGTTTTTCCGTCCCTTGTAAATTGTACAGTCTTACCTACATAATTAGCCCAATCTTCAGAGGTTTCAAGTGTAAATGTTAAATATCCTTTACTATCTGCAACTACTTCAGAATCTCCATAATAACTTAATCGTTGATTGAATATTCTAAATTTAATCACTTTATACTCCTTTCTTTAAAGACCAAAATAAACTCCATAACCAT